TTACATGTTCGCGATGATCGCGTCACCAAACTCTGAACATTTCAGCAGTTTAGCGCCTTCCATCAGACGTTCGAAGTCATAGGTTACGGTCTTGGCGGCGATAGCGCCTTCCATGCCTTTGACGATCAGGTCTGCGGCTTCGAACCACTGCATGTGGCGCAGCAGTAGTTAACTAATAACATTATTACTTATTGATTTAAAAAGAAAAATAGGTATTTTTGATATGTGGTTAATGTTTTTAGCCTAAGCCCTAACCTATTGAAATTCATTAGTATATTTTCAGTTTTGATAACTGGCTTTGAGTTTTTCAGCTCATCTGGATAGTGAATTATTAGCCAATAATACTCACTCCCTGTGAGTCGGGTTAAATATTTCGGATGTTCTAATTCATGCTTTGAAAGCATTATAAAAAAACTATAAAAAAGCCTCGAAATTCGAGGCTTTGATTGAAAGCGCCATCACTATAATATTATTTTAATAATTATCTACCATGTAATTATTGCTCTTTTCCAAACCATCTTCCCTTTTTTCTCTTCTTTTACATACAGAATCTTTTTCATAATAAAATAAAAAACAAGAGAAAGCGCAGTTATAGTAATATATGCACCGATACCGAAAGATACCAGAAACACAACTAAGATTCCAAAGAGCGCTACCAGTAAAGACGTACCGATAGATACCAAATTAATTCTTTTGCGAGCGTCTCTTGATACATACCCTTTAATCTGAAATGCATGGCAACTGTGGCAGCGGTCCTCATTAATTAAATTTGCACCACAAAATGGACATTTATCATCTTTTGTTGTCATTTATTTTAAATCTCAATATAATAGTAATCACTCATCCACAACCTTCCCTGGCAAGCGCAATTAACAACAGAATGTACTTTATTTTTTTGTTCTATTGTCTCAACTCCCTCAACAATCACGAAATTGCAGTATGATTTTACTTTATTTATTACGTTAAAGAATTCGCTCTCACTCTGTATTTCCCAGAAATAATCTTTATCAATTTTTATACATTCAAAATTAAACATATCTATAATTGTTAAGCTTGTTAAGCCGCTCCCAAAATCATCCAGCCATACTGGACACAATTTTGAAAGACACTTTAAGTCAACCATAGAGCATTTAGTATTGAATTCATGAAAATGCTCGTTAATCTCAAAAGCAATGTTTTTTTGGTTTTTTAAGTAATCACCAATATATTTATCGTTCAAAATACAATCGCTAATAAGACTATCAACATTCAACGAAACTGGTTTGAAATTCAATTTTGATGTGTCAAGCCTTTCAATTGTCAATATCTGTTTCTTAAACACATCGATTTTTTCTTTATCGCTTAATGAAGTGAAACAAAAACCAACTTCATTAGCAAGGTAATCATTGCAATACTTTTCTTTAACATTTTTCGTGAGAATTTCCCAAGAATGAATAGAACCATCTTTTTTAAAAGATGGTTCTAAAACAAATCTACAGGAATCTATTTCCACACTGTTCTTTGTCATTAAAAAAACACCGGAACTAGGAATAATCCTAATCGTGTCATAATTAATAATGAAAGAGAAATAGTTTAAAATGATCGATAACGATCGAACAATAGGCGAAACCTATCACATTTCATAAATTGATCGATTATTCAAATCAAATGACTCAAAAGGGAAAATCAATTAACACGAGCCAGTCATTAATTATAATAAAATCATACAGTTAAGCGGTGACACTGATTTGGTGGCAGGTATCAAACGTTAGTTGAGATGGTGTCTGTGGTTCCGAATAAATTTATCCGTATTGGTAATGCCGATCATAAACTATCTTTAAAATTTATAAGCATAAAATCATGAGAAAAGAAATCATATCATCTTCAATTATTCGGCATGCAATATCCATTCTTCCCGTTACGTTTAACTTCATATAGCATTTCATCAGCCTCTTTGATCCACTCGATGATTGATTCTTTATTTTCTGCGCAAGAAACACCGATACTGACAGTACAGTAAATATCTTTGTGAGAAGGTAATGAAAGATCTTTAATTTTTTTCTGAATTATATGAACCATAGCTATAACAAGCTTATTATTACTATTGTTAACAATAATAGCCAACTCATCGCCACCAAATCTTGCTGGTACGTCCTTCTCGCCAGCGCAGTCTCGTAATATTGATGATATACGAGATAACACCGCATCACCTACTTCATGCCCATAGGTATCATTAATTTTTTTAAAATTATCAACATCAATTAGCATAAGATAAGAATGCGTTCTCTTTTTACGTGTCGCACGAAAAGCACTTTCCATTTTCTGCTCAAAAAAACGGCGATTTGGCAGATCTAAGCCAGGATCCATCAGAGCCTGTTTTTCCAGTAACTCCCTTCTTTTCCTCAACTTTATAGATAAGTGTCTTGAAACAATACTCAGTAATATGGGATAACAGGTCGCCAAGGGTAAAGAAAGTAATACCGTTCGGGTACTGAATTCTATCGTATATCTGAAATCATTTGCTAACCAAACGGCCAGGAAACTAATCATCATACACGTTAATGCTGGTTTTAAAATTTTCCATCCACCAGCAGCATAGCGATCAGCTATTTGAACTGAAATTATGAATAATGATGGAATTGGACTAACTTGCATTACGGCTATCCAGATACCAGCCCAGAATGAATCAAGTATCATATTCTTTTTTTCAGTACCCAGCATATCCTTCGACATCATGCTTGCCAGATAAGCAACCGATGGCCAGATGAGTGCATTCAGAATTAACAAGGCTATTGTTATTTTTTGATGTGACTGCTCCTGGAGGACTGAATATATAGGAAGAAAGCAAAGAACGACACCTATCTGACGTAAAAAAAATACTCGTTTAATAAACGATGAATTTCTATCAGATATGTATTTTTCATCCGGGAAATTTGTTAACATAGAAAGCCTATTAAAAATCGCTAAGAACCGATATCACTACAACCCACGAAATAACAAGATAAAACTGCCCTGCATTACAAATTTATAACATGGGTGTAAAAATTACAAGATTGCACCTCAATTAATTATAAACGTGTCAATAATAATATTTAGCATCCATTTCCCTGAATCTATTTTTATGATTTCTATCTGATGAAAAGTATTACTTTAGTTTTAAATCCTTAAACATGAAAACCCAACAGGATTTAGCACTACTGCATTATTAATTTTGGTAGGTTATTAAAAAACGACACAACATCTGACCAGTAGAACTTTACTTGAACTTACTTATCGTTTACTGCAAATTATTCTGTGATGTACACAGCAATTAATGTCGTTTCAGTTGCCCCCGGCAAGTGCCTCCGGGGGATTTTTTATGCTCCTCAACTTTCTAGGTCGTCAACTCGCCTAATCAAATCCTGTACCACAGTCACCAAATCGGCGATGATGGCCGTGTAATCCACATTCATCACCCTGAATTTTTCGCCATCAATCTCCTGCTCGATGCCGGGGAAGGTATACAGGTCATCAACTTTCTCAGCTTGCTGGGCTATAAACCCACGCCTCCTGCGTGTTTCGCCCTTCATATTGAACTCGCATACCCCCAGCGCGTTAATGCGCCTGGAGGCACCTTCCTGAGATTCCGTAAAATCCTCTTTCAGCCGCACGTCTGAGCCGGTAGTCAGGACGTCCCCTTTGCCAGTGGAAATGGTGCCGCCAGCACGGAATATCCATGCGTCAGTACGTCCGAACCCATCCGCGTACAGCACAAGCCGGTGCTCAGTCCCGACCTGCTCTTCCATGTACATCTGTACGTAAGCCCCGTCCACGTCACCATAGGCCCCGCGCCCGGCCATCAATGAGCGTACCGGATTGGAGGTCAGTTGCGTTCCGATGGCTGGGTTTGCTGGCATGGTCGATGATGCTGTGATCCTCCCGTCCGTGACCCAAAAACTTTGTACCTGCGCGTTCAGGCGGTTCTGCCTGTCGTGGATAAGGCGAGCGGTATAATCCGCACTGCTGCCGTTGTAGTGGAAGTCAATGTAAGGCGTGCTCATTGACAGCTCGATCGCCTGCGTCAGAACCTTCCCCTTTGACGTGTTATCGATGTTGCCGCCAGCTGATAACCCACCGGGCAAAGTGGTCTGGTTATCGGTCCCAATAACGAGGATGTCATCAAAGGTATCTGACGGTGACACAGTGGTCGCTCTTGAACGCTGAACCCTGAACGGTGTTCCCGAGCCAACGGCAATTGTCCCGCCTTGCCCCTGTTTTTTGAGCAGAGCCAGATCTGAGTTCTTACCGAGAATAAAACCGGCATTATCGCTGGTTATAACCTGCGAGCCGTCGAGTTTGTTTCCTCCGGTGAGTTTTGCCAGCGCGTTAAGATCCGATGCCTTCGCCATCCCGCCTATCGCCGGCACGGTCACCTGCTTTCCGGTGATCGGGTCAGTCAGGGTGATATTGCCACTGCCGGTCAGGGCCATCGACCAGCCCTCCACCACACTACGCCAGAATGCAAATGCGCTGGCCAGCTGGTTAGCAAACGACGAGGTACTGGCGGTTTCAGCGGTTATAATGCCGTAACTGGCGCCGGAAAATGCGGTGGTGATATGCCGGGTCAGCGTCAGCTGCGTGTCACTGTCCACGGATTTGATCGCATACAGGTCAGCACTACCGCTGCGGTAGACCACCAGAATCGACCCCGGCTGTATCCCCAGCGCCACCTGTGACCACTTTGTTGTCGCTCCTGTCACCCGCGCCTGAGATGCTGCGCCCGTGACGGTGCCGACTTCATACATCGCCATAATAAAGTTCCTCCTGGATGATTATCCCTGGAAAAAGAAAAGGCCCCTTGCGGGGCCTCTGTTAGCTGAATGAGTTGCTGTTTGTACGGAACGCCGTGGCGGTGATGTTCTGGATCGAGCAGCTATAGTCAATCGAAGCATCGTTGCCGCGCGCCTTGATAAAGAAGCTGACATTGTTGTTATCAGCCAGCAGATCAGCAGCGAAGCGGAATTCCTGAGTGAAGTCGCCAGCCTGGAAACCGCCGGCGTTGGCAAAGAAGCGACGCGTTACTTCCTGCCCGCCAATGTTGAACGTGATATCAACAGAATACGACTGCTGGACATTGCCCGCGCCAGTGAGGTGGTAAACCAGTGTGCACGACAGAACAATCGTCATCCCATATCCACGGTTCTGGTATGCCCCGTTACGCTGAACAGTCTGGTTGCGGCGGAAAGCCATATCATCGTAGCGGCGAGCTACTGCGATATCACCGATAAATGACTGAGCTTCCAGGGTGCCTTTGAACTTGCCGCTTGCCGCCTCAATGTGACCACGGAAGATCCCATTGTTGAACTGCGCCCCACCATCCTTGTTGATGCTCCAGCCGCGTGACCCGTCGACATAGTCGTTTGACTGGATGACGTTGCCGATCTTCGCATTCGTGATGGAACCGTCCGCGATTTTGGTTGAGGTCAGGGAACTGTTTTTGATACGTGCCGTATCGATATAGAGTTCATTGCCTTCGGCAATCATCACCGGAACTGCCGTCGCATTGTTACGGTTAAACAGCGAGAACCGGTCGGCGTAGAGGATCATGTCGCTCGTTTCACCATTGCTGCCCAGCGTAATCCCCGCGCCAACATTCTTCCCGTTAACCGTCTCAACCTTCATCGACCACAGCGAACTCACCGTACCATTCACATCCGCCACGGTTTTAGCGGTGTTCTGAACGGAAGCGCTGAGATCCCCGACACTGGATGTCAGGGTCGTCTGCTGCGTTGCCAGCGCCTCCAGTGCCGTTGCATGCGTCTGCTGGGTACTGGTGATACTGGCCACCGATTTAATCGTATTGTCCAGCGTCGTCTGGTTTTTGATGTTGGCGGCCGCCTGCGCGTCAATCTGCGACTGAAGCGAGGTATTCAGGCTGGCCTGTGTGCTCTGGCTGTCGCTTAGCGTCTTCGCCATGTTATCGACGCGGGAGTTGGCGTTATCCACTTTCGTGGCCAGTGCCGTCTGCTGCTGCGCCTGGGCAGTGATTTTCCCTTCGGCATCCGTTACGCGCGCCGTCAGGCCGCTCACGGTACTCGCCGTCGCGTCAGAGGCATCCTGTGCCGCTTTCGCATCGGTAACATCCGTGATGACCAGATCGTCGATATACAGTGAATAGCCAGGGGTACCGTTGCCGGTGGCGCCACGGGTGGAGATCCAGACCACCGCGCGTGTTCTGCCTGCCCCGTTGTTACTGGCGATCCCCGTGAATTTCACCCATTTATCGCGCGCGCCCAGAGAGGCTTCGCTGACAGTGACCGCCGCCTGCCAGGCATTTTGCCCGGCAGCATTCTGCGACTGGATACCGACCAGCGTTGTCCACCCGGAGGAGGGTGCCTGATCCGCCGGCATCATGGCCCAGAACTCAAACCGGAACTTCGCGTCCTCACGGACTGACTGCCAGGTGCCAAGCTGTTTATCGCTGTTGCCGCCGTTGTTCTCATCCCGTCTCAACCTCAGGCTCTTATCGCCGGTGAATTTCTGAGACGCCACCACAACGGCGGTGCCGCTCCCGCCCAGCACCTGGCCATCGCTGTAGCTTTCAAACGTACCGTCAACCCACGGATTAGCTCCCTGAGTGCGGATGGTATTGATGGTGCTGGTCAGCGACGTGATGCTCTGCGACTGGCTGGTGATGGTGTTTTCCACCTGGCTTACGCGACCGGTCAGTGAACTCACCGCGGACGTGTCAGCCTTTTTACCCAACTCAGTATTCATCGTGGTCAGGCTGTTCTGCAGGCTGGTGAGCTGCTGCGACTGCGAATCCAGTTTACCCTCGGCAGACGTCATCCGGGTGGTCAACCCGGTGACAGCGCTTTGCTCAGCTTTCTGACTGACCGCCGCATTCGTGACGGCCAGATCGCCGCTGAGTTTCGTCAACTGCTGCGCCTGGGTGGTGATAGCCCCTTCCGCAGCGGTGACGCGGGTATTCATCTGAGAGATGGCCCCGGTATTAGCCGCGATATCTTTTTCATCCGTAACATCGAGGACATGAAAATCATCAAAATACATTGCCCCCGCGCTGAGGAAGGTCGTTAGCTGGAAACTGGCCATTGTGGTCTTCGTGGCTTTCCAGTCAAACGTTACCAGTTGCCAGCCAGAACTAAACGGTCCGTAGTTTGAGCCGACCAGCAGACCAGTGTTGTCGGCCACACGAAACTTCGTGTTACCCGCATCTTTAATCGTGGTACCCGGATCCTGCTTCGCCCATACCCCCATGCGGTAGGTACGACCCTGGGTGATACTGATTTCCTGTCCGACCAGGTTCGACTGGCCGGCGGACATTTTCAGCGCCTTGTTACCCGAGTGCGGAACCTGTAAATCGGCCACCGTTGCGGTACTGCTCCAGCCGGTAAAGCCCGCTGCGCCGCGCTCAAAACTGCCGTTGACAATGAGGTTGCCCGGCATTTTCCCGCTGGCGTCAATATCCGCTGACGTCTGGCTCAGGCTGTTACTCAGTTGCGTCAGAGAATCCCCCTGCGCACTGAGTGTTTTGCCCTGCTCCGTGACCTGATTCTGCAGGGTGTTCATCGCGCTTGCGTCCGCTTTTTTGTTCACGTTCGCATTCGTCGTGGCCAGATCGCTGCTGAGTTTTGTCAGCGCGCTGTTAGCTGCCGCGATGTCATTCCCCTGCTGCGTCACCGTGCCCTGCAGCTGCGTCACCGCGGTCGTGTCAGCCTTTTTACTCACCGTATCGTTTGTCGACCGGAGGCTGTTCTCCAGCGAGGTGGTACGCGTGCCGATGCTGCTGAGCGTATCGCCCTGCCGGCTAACCGTGGTGGTCAGTGAATCCACCGCTTTTGCGGTCGCATCTGCGGTTTTCTGCGCACTGTTCGCCACCGTCACGTTACGCATATGCCAGTCGGCAGCGTACCAGACGGTGCCGAACGGGCTGCTCTGATTAACCTGCAGGAACGGCCGCAGCAAGCTGGTATCGGATGGCACCGTAAAGTGCCAGGTGGCTCGTTTCCACGCGGTGGTGGTCTTGGTGTTACCCCCGGACGCTTTCGCTCCGATGCCACCGGTGGCGGTGGTGGCCCGACCGATATAGAAGTTAAAGTCAGCGCTGCCGGTACCACACGCTACCAGAGCAGACATTTCGAAAACGTCGCCCGGCGTCACGGCGATGTTGTTAATTTTTGGCACATGGTCTCGCCCGGCCAGCCGGACGGCATACCTGAACGGGCAGTCAGCCGGCACACCATCGGCGGTGGTCTCCACCACGTCATAACCCATGCGGTCATACGCCGGATCAAATGACGGGTTTGGAATGTAATCATCCCCGGCAGCATTCCCGGCGTTCACCGCTGCCGTCAGGCTGACGATGTTGCTGTTGGCTGCCGTGAGGCCTGCCTCGGTTTTCTCCACCCGGCCAGTCAGCGCGTTAAGCGCCGTCTGATCCGCTTTGGTGTTGACCTTATCGGTGGTGCTGCTCAAATCGCCCTGCAGCTTCGTGATAGCCTGCCCCTGGGAGGTGATTTTGCCTTCCGCACTGGTGACCCGGCTGGTGAGATCACTCACCGACTGCGCGCTGGCCTTTTGTGCCACGTTGTTGTTGGTGGTGTTCAGGCTGTTCTGCAGATTCGTGATGCTCTGAGACTGCGCGGTCAGCTGCCCCTCGGCATTCGTCACCCGACTGGTGAGGCTGTTAATGGCCGATGTGTTCGCGGTAATACCGCTGGCCGCATCATCCGGACTCGGTGACCAGTCGGTCATCACGGTCCCGGTTTCCAGCTGAGGGCGGCAGAGCCAGACTTCTTTGTCGGCAGACGTCGCGCTTTCCAGACGCGCGGCAATCAGCCGTTTGGTGCCACTGGTGGCAGGAATAACCCATTTCACCCAGTAACGCGCCCATGCGGTGGTCAGTTTCGTGACCGCCTTGCCGTCACCGGCCCCGCCTTTAACGCCCTGGCTGGTTTCCGTGGTGGTGGTGTTCGACGGGTTATAGAAATAGCTCGCCATCTCCTGCCCGTCATAAGCCCCTTTCGCATAGAAGCTGAATACAAATTCCGTACGCCCGGTAACGTCCAGCGTCTGTTCATCCAGCTGGGTATAACCGGATGCACCTTTCGCCAGCCGGGTGTAGGCCACGCGGTCGCCCAGATAGGTCTCTGTGGCGTGGCGGCTGCTCCATCCTCCCAGTGTGTCCGCATTGCGGATAAGGTTGGTCCCGCCCACGGCCAGGGAGGAAAAGTTGTTTTCCAGGTTCGTCAGCGCGCTGCTTTGCGTGGTCAGATCCCTGCCATGCTGTTCAACGGTGTTCTGCAGGCTCTGCAGCGCCGTTGCATCAGCCTTCTTCGCCACATTGCTGTTGGTCGTGTTCAGGCTGTTCTGCAGGCTGGTCAGGCTGTCTCCCTGCGATTTCAGACCGCCTTCGGTAGCCGTCACGCGGGTCGTCAGATTCGTCAGCGCGCTGGCATCGGCCTTGCCGCTGATATCCTTACCAAGTTGCGTCACATCCGACTGCAGTTTCGTGATCGCGCTGCCCTGAGACGTAATATTCTTCCCGTTCTGCGTGACTGACGCGGACAGACTGGAAAGCGCCTGCGCATTCGCATCGGCGGCATCGAGCGCCGCTTTCGCATCGGTCACGTCAGTGATGATCAGATCATCAATCAGGAAGGCGTCACCCAGGCGAACTTTTGGTGTATTCGGGATGGAGATCCTCACCATTGCCTGTTTCAGCGCGGTTCGGTTGTTGGTCAGATAGCCACTGACTTTTGTCCAGTTGTCCACCGACAACTCGGAGACTTTCACGTTCAGGCCAGGCCACGACCAGCCATTGGCAGAATCCTGGAAGGAAAATCCGAGCACCATATAAACGGTCGGATCGGCAGTCGAGCCAGCCGGCAACTTAACCCACGCCTCCACGTAATAGACCGCGTTATCGCGAACCTGCATGCCTGAAAAGATATGGGTATCGTTATTATCCGTCGCGTTCGGGGTGTACTCCGTACTGCGCGTAACACGCAGGCTTTTGGTCCCGCTGTGAGCAGCTTCACTGGTGATAACGGCGCGGGCATTACTGAGAACATCGCCGACGGCATAGGATTCAAAACTGCCGTCCGGCAGTACGTTGGCTCCCCGTGTCGCCTGCTGCTTCAGCGATGTATTCAGGCTGGTCAGGCTGTCGGCGTGGCTACGGATATCCTTTTCAGTCTGGGTAACCCGGTTGGTCAGTGAACTGACCGCCGACGCATCAGCCTTCTTCGCCACATCGCCTTTGACCCCTTCCAGCGCGTTATTCAGCGCCGTGATGGATTGCCCCTGTGATGTCAGGGTGTTCCCCTGGTTCGTCACCGTCCCGGTCAGAGACGAAACAGCATCGCTGGTCGCCTTGATGTTGGTTTCATCGGTGATATCAAACACCCGGACGGAATCGAGCCAGATTTCACCGTTTGTCGGATGAGAATAAAGTTTGAAGTTCTGCCCGTCCGTGCCGGCAGCCGTCAATCCGGTTTCCCAGGTGATGGTTTGCCAGTCAGTGGTCAGCGTGACCGTTTTATCCTCATACGTACTGTCCGTCTGGCCGATTTTGTTCTGGCGACGGATCAGCAGACTCATCGCGCCGGAAACACCTTTGGCCTTCACCACCACCCGATACTTGCGCTGGCCATTCAGTGGCACCGGCTTGTTGTTGTTGGAGAAAATGCCTGGGCTGGTAGTGGTCGTCCGGTTCAGCCGGACCCCCGCTTTCCCGTCCCCGAAATCGCCAAAGGTCACACCGGCTGGATACTGAATATCCCAGGCAGTGCTGCCCTGCAGAAAATCAAAGTTCGGGATCAGGTTGTCGCCGGCGTTGCGGGTGGCCGTCAGCACATTCGCCAGATTTGTCAGCTGCTGGCTCTGTGTGGTCAGTTTCCCTTCCGCCTCTGTCACCCGGTTATCGACCGAAGTCAGTGCCGTTGCATCGGCCTTCTTCGACACATTGCTGTTGGTCGTGTTCAGGCTGTTCTGCAGGTTCGTCAGATGCTGGCTTTGTGAGGTGATGGCCCCTTCCGCTGTGCTGACCCGGCTCGTCAGTCCGGTCACGGCGCCGGCGGTGGCATCGATGTCCACCCGGTCGGTAACGTCAGTGACGTAAAAATCATCGAAGTAGCGGCTGCCGCTAATCAGATAGTTACTCAGCGTCACCGGCAGGCTGGCTGTCTCCGTCGCTTTCCAGCGACCGGAAATCAGGGTCCAGTTTGTCCCCACCGTACCGCTGTTGTATGGACGCTCAAAAACCGGCTGGCCGGCAGAGTTGCCGATCCGCAGCTTGTTGTTCCCCGCGCCATTATCCGTCGTCGCTCCGGGTTCCTTGACCCACACCCCGATTTCATAGGTTCGCCCCTGAACAAACGGGATGTATTGCCCCGGAGTCACATTCCCCGGATCAACCTTCAGCGCCCGCGTCCCGCTGTGAGGAACGGAAACCTCCACCACACTGGTCGCGGTTGACCGCCCGGTGTAGCCATCCAGCCCGCGTTCAAACGAGGGATTCACGACCAGGTTACCCGGTATCTGACCGCTGGCATCGATATCTGCCGCAACCTGCGAGAGACTGTTCGACAGATTCGTCAGCGAATTGCTCTGGCTCTCCAGCGTTTTACCCTGCTGCGTCACTTTCGTGTCGAGCGTGGCCAGCGCAGTCGCATCGGCTTTCTGCACCAGCGCTTTATCGGTATTCGCCAGATTTCCGGTCAGTTTCGTGATGGCGCTGTTCGCAGCAGTCAGATCGTTGCCCAGCTGTGTGACGGTATTGGTCAAATCCTGCACCGCTGTCGCATCAGCCTTTTTGGCCACTGCGGCATTGGTGGTTGCCAGCCCGTTTTCCAGCTGGGTTGTCCGGTTGCCGGTCGAGGTCAGCAGATTACCCTGTTGCGTCACGGTGGTGGTCAGGGAGTCAACCGCCGCCGCCGTGGCATCCGCAGTATCCTGAACCTTTTGCGCCGCTGCCACATTTCGCATATGCCAGTCCGTAACGAACCATACGGTGCCATACGGGCTGTTCTGCGAGATCTGCAGGAACGGGCGGATATAACCCCTGTCCACCATCGCCTGCGTGACCTTGAAGCGCCAGGTGGTTCTCTGCCAGGTCGCGGAGGGTGATTTCCCGCCCCCCGCCATGAGTGGCGCACCGGTGCTCGTATCTGGCCGAACGGCGGTGCCAACATACAGATTAAAATTCGCCGTTCCGGCGCCGCAGGCAACCAGTGCGCTGATCTCAATCACATCGTTAAGCGTGGCCGGGAACGCGGCAAAGTTAGGATGGTGATCCCGGCTGGCAATTCGGGCCGCATAACCATACGGGCAGCCCGGCGGGACCTCCTCAGCCGTCGTGGCTACCACGCTGAACCCCATCTGGTCATACGCCGGGTCAAACGTCGGGTTGGGAATTAAATCCCCGCCTGATGCGTTTCCGGCCCGTACAGCGGATTTCAGCGAGGTAATGTTGGCGTTAGCAGCCGTCAGCCCGGATTCCGTCTTCTCCACTCGTCCGGTTAGCGAGTTCATCGCCGTCTGATCCGCTTTGCTGGCCACGTTCGCGTCTGTCTGCGTCAGCGCATTCCGGAGCTGGGTGATGTTCTGCGAATTGCTGACCACATCGTTGCCAATCTGGCTGACATTCGAGCTGAGCACGCCGGCTGCGTTTGCCAGCGCGGAAACCCCGAGACCGGAGTACATCTCAGCAACCTGGTCTGACAGCTTCAGGCCCAGGTTGATATACGCCTGGCCGGTCCACTGAGTCACCAGAAACTCAACGGTGTTCCAGCCGGCTTTCAGTTCAAAACTGACAGTATTCCAGCTGGCATTACCCCAGGCGACCTGAACCCCATTCACAAATATGGCGCCGGTATCATCAAAAACCCTGGCGCCGGGCGCCAGTGTGATGGTGGTATCTGCGGCCACTTTCACCTGGCAGGAATACAGCGCGATCAGATAGCTGCCGGCGGACGTAAAGTCCAGTTTGGCCGCGTCGGCCACCTCATCCACAACCGTTGGCGCCACGGCGCGAATATCGCTGAATGACGGGACTGTCCCGGCGTTAGCCAGCTGCACAGGATAGAGTCGACGGGACCAGCGATTCGGCTGGCCATTGACCAGTTGATTTGACAGGCTGGTGATGCTGTCAGTATTGCTGCGAATATCCCGCCCGTTTTGCTCTACCTGCTGCGTTAAGGCAGTGACCGCAGCCGCTTCGGCTTTCTTCGCCAGCGCGGCATTTGTCGTGCCCAAATCGCTCGTCAGTTTCGTGATGGACTGACCCTGGCTGGTTATCCTGTCGCCCTGCTGGGTAACAACAGACTGCAGCCCGCTCAGCGCCTCATTCGTACCAGCCAGGCCCGTTTCCGTCTGGCCAACCCGGTTAGTGAGCGATGTTAACGCGGCGCCCTGCGATGTCAGCGTGGTGCCCTGTTGCTCAACTTTCTGCGTCAGGGACGTCAGCGCGGCCGCATCGGCTTTTTTCCCGAGGCTGGTTTCCAGGCCACCGATACGGCTCGCCTGCGCGCTCTGCTCTGTCGTCAGAGAACTCAGTTCACCAGAAACAGCAGCTTTGTTGTCGTTAAACTGCGTCTGCAGGGACTCTCTGGCCTTAACTTCCGCCGAAATGGCGGTAACGCGCGCGGTTTTTTCCTGGTACAGCAGCCCGGAGGTGACTTTCTCCAGATCGCTCCCATCATAGGAGCCACGCATCTGCGCCGCCAGCGTGCTGCGTGCCTGCGCTTCGGCGGTCAGCGCGTTACTCAGCGTACTGCGCACATCCTGCAAAGCCGCCGTACTGGCGCCGGGTGCTGGCCGGCCAACGGCGATCCAGTCGAATTCGATAAAGTTGCTGGCATCCTGCTGGTTCGTCAGGTCCAGGCGAATACGATCAATGTTCCCTGTCCACGGAATATCACGCACCGTCAGGGTTGCCACCCCATCGGCATACTCCGGCTCAGCAACAATGTATCGCTTCGTGTTATTGAAGTTTTCGCCGGCAGACACCCAGCGGATCTCACCCGCCCAAACTGGTTTGCCGGTTTTACGAAAGCGCAGCATGATGAAACGGTACGCCGCACCATCGACAGCCAGCCCGCCAGGAGAGGTAATGTACGGATCGGTGGCGCTGTCCGCCGGGCGTAACCAGCCATCCTGTGACACACCCGGTACGCCGGCGCTGCCGGTCCAGCCCTCGGTCGTCTGATTGTTGAAATGCCAGATAACCTGCGAATCGAACTGGATATTAGCGCCGGCTGCGAGGCTGGACATTTCCCGCGCCAGATTTTCATCGGCAGTCTTCATCACCTGAGTCAGGCTCTCGATACTCGCCTCAATCCCCTGCGTTGCCGCCAGCAGTTCATCAGCGGCCTGTGACGCCTTCGCGTTAACATCGGCGATACGATCCGCGGTCTCCTGCTTCACCGCATTTGTCAGCGTGGTGTTGACCTGAGACAGCGACTGCTTCAGGCCATTTTCGGCAGTCTTTATCTGCGCATTCAATGCGGCATCGCCGTCGGCCAGCGTTTTGCTGACCCTGGCAATCTCCAGGTCGATGGTGGCGTTGATTTCCGCAGCCGTATCGGTGACCGACTGTCTGACCTGGGTGATGCTGTCGGTCAGCGACTTGTTCACAGTTGCGATCTGCTTGTTCGCATCTGCGACGGCGGATTTTGCCTCCTGAACGCCTTTGTTTGCCTGAGCCAGACCAGAATCGAGAGCCTCATTGACAGAGGTTATCTCATCCGTGATGGTTTTATTCACGGCGGAGATCTTCCCGTCAACATCAGCAGTGATGCTTTTCGCCGATGCTTCAATATCCTGGCTGACCTGCTTCGCCTGGTCTTCGGCTTCCTTACGCAAAGCTTCAGCGGTCTGCTCCAGTTCCTGCTGCGTATTGCGGATACCTTCCTGCGTTTCGCTAATGGTGAGCTGCGTTTCCTCCCAGGCAGCCGTATCCTTGATCGCGTCGGTCAGGTTTTCGTAGTAGTCATCAAAGTTATCGCTGGCCATCCCCTGGACCCAGCCGGTCCAGGGGCTTTCATTGCCAAGACGATCCACAAGGCGCGCCCGGTACCAGAATTCGGCGCCCATACTGAGGCCCATCTGCTGATAGCTTTTCCCCGGATAGGCCACGTCTGATAACGGCATTGGCGCACTGCCGTCCTGGTTTTTGCTGTACTGCAGTTCCGTGCGCAGCGTATCCCCGGAGCCGGTCGGGAACTCCCAGCTAACCTGGACCCCATGAACCAGCGAACGGGTTGCCAGCGCCAGCGGTGCCAGCGGCTCGCCGACCTTGCCGGTCAGGGTTTTCTCTTCGGAATACGCCCAGCCGCTCGAGATCTCCGCCGCATTGATCGCACGGACGCGAACCAGGTAACGACCGGCATAAATGCCGCTGACCTCAAACGAGGTGGTCGAGCTGCGCGGCACATTAATCCAGTTCCCGTCGTTACGGCGCCACTGCGCCTCGTAGGCAATAGCGCCGCTGACCGCTGACCAGTTAACCTGCATCGTTTCGACGCTGATCCCCTGATTCACGACCGAGCGGGATGTGATGACAATATCGTCAGGAGGTGACTGGTTGCCCGCCGGCAATACGCTAACCGGGCGCTGATCGATAATCGCGCCGGTATCGATGCGAGCGAATTTATCCGGGTCATGTGACACGCCGGTGATCGTGAGGGTGGCATCGCCGTTCTCTTTTACCCCTGTGACCCGGTACTGCTGCAGAAAGAGGTCATTAGATTCTACGGCCCAGACGCATTCCCGTTCTGGCGTCTCACTGTACGCCGTTGTGACCGTAATCTGCCGGCGTCCGTTAACGGCCTGGATGGTCCGGCTCTGTGAGATCCCGGATGGCAGGTTTAGCTGGAGGCGGTCGCCAGGTTTGGCATCCACATCACGATCCAGCGTAATCACCCGGCCATTCACCGCGCTGATCCGCCCGCCGTTGACCCGTCCGGCCAGCAACTCATCCGCCAGGGCAATGATATAACCGGGTTGAGGAATGCGACCGTCCAGCCCCACATCAAACTCAACGACCCGGTCTTTGTTGTTGGTCAGTATGCCCCACAGCCCCTTACGGTGGGCTTCGCTCTGGCGCGTACAGCCAATCGCGGTCATTTCGAGCTGGTTAAAACTGTAGCGGGAAACCAGTTCCGGGATAAACGACGGCTCCATTGCATCAGCATAAGCATTATCCGGATCAGACCAGGAAACCAGGGCGTTGGTGTACCGAACCTGGCTGCTGCTGCTCGAATAACGGGGTTTGCCGACAATATTGGCGCGCGTATAGGTAAAATCGACATCACGCGGCATATCAGCCTGCACAACAATCTGCTCACCGTTCCAGCAGGTTATGCCCCGGAAAATGGCGGCAAAGTCTCGCAGCACGGTGTAAGCATCGTTGCGTTCCTGGACGTAGACGTTACAGGTATAGCGCGGCTCCATGCCGTCACCACCGCGCCCGTCAGGAACCAGCTGATCGCAGTACTGTGCAATCTGGTACAGCGTCCATTTCGAAATATTGGCGCTGCTCAGACGATTACCGAGACCAAAACGGTCAGCTGTAACAATGTCGTAATAGATCCAGGCCGGGTTATCCGTCCAGGCCCATTTAAACCCGCCGGTCCAGACGCCGGTATATTCGCGGGTTTCCGGATTGTAGTTATCCGGCACACGAATCACGCGCCCACGCGGCTCACAGGAAATTTGCGGAATGGAGCCATTAAACTGGCTGGAGTCGAACTCGATATAAAGCAGCGCGGTGTTGGGATAACGCAGCTTCGCGTCAATCACTTCGGTATAGCTCTGCAGCGTCATCACGTCGCCAACTTTGACACTGTTTGCATCCGGAGAGATTTTACGCAGGCGTAGCGTCCAGGTACTGCCGGCATGGGGCAGATCAATACGATGGCTCCGCTCATAACCGGAGGTGGTTTTACCCGTGACAGCGGTTTCCAGCACCGTCTGCCAGGCGCCACCGTCGGTCTGCAGGTCAATCGCATACTTGACGGTATTGCCCACCACGTCGCCGTCATCTTCCTGTTTCATCAGGGACGGCCATTTCAGGCGGACACGAACGGCAGAAAGCTGGGTATTAGTAAAGGTATGGGTCCAGGCTGTCTTGCTGGAAACTTCCGTTCCCACACTGATTTCATTTTCAGTGCCGGGAATACCCTGAATATAAGTCTGAGCCTGCGTGCCGGGTCGAAATTCCCAGGACACGCCACTGAAGTTTTGCGAACCATCAGCATTTTCAAGCGGGGTGCCATCAAGATAAATATCTTTACCGGTTAAACCACCTGCAAATTCACCCTCACCTAATGCGAGCAGAATTTTGGCTTTCGCAACGGACTGTAAATCATCCGGCTGTTCCGTCGGTGTACGCTGCTTTGAGCCGCCACCCTTGCGCCCTTTAATTATGTTATTTGCCATATTACGCCCATAAAAAAAGCCACCGCAAGGTGGCCTGAATTGGATGGTTTACTGAATAAAACTTATTGCTGGTCTTCTACGTAAATACCGGCAGATATAATGGCGCCGCCAATTCGGCGTTTGCCATAAAGCAAAGGGACCGGGTATCCCTGAGAGGCAGTGTTCGTCACGCCCCCAAAGGCGTAGGACGCTTTATTGTCAGCGGATTCTTTTCGTGCCAGGCCAGTTGGCTGTGGGGAAAGCATCTGAACGACGCCGCCGAGCATCATGGCGCCGCCAGCCATCATTACATTAACCCCCCACGGCTGATCGAATCCGAAAGTGGCTATAGCTCCAACCGCAACAATGACCGCACCTAAAATAGTCTGAAGAAAACCGGCTTTTTTGCTACCAATGACTACAGGGACAATGCGGATTACTTCCCCGGTTATGGGGAATCCTAAGTCATCTAGACCTATATTTTTTTCATCCTTAAATACCGCATAAGTTAGTCCACGCTCTTTACTTGTAATCATGAATTTTTCGAAGCCTGGTATCGTTGCCGATAATGCCTGCCCTGCTTCATGAACAGTGCTAATTAAACGATAGTGAATTTTCCCAAAAGTTTTACCTAACACTCCAGAAAGTATTATTTTGGTCATTATTTCCTTCATATATACCCCGGGAATATAAGCCCGAATATAATCGGGCCTATAATTTTTAAAGACGCACTTCTTTAATTAATTCCTTTCCATTCCTTAAAATGGTGACTTTCACATTATCCCCTGAGTGATACTTTTCCATCACCGAGGTTAAGTCGTACTGGCTTCGCACCGCATCATTCCCTACCGCTGTGATAATATCATCATCACGTAACCCTGCGTTATAAGCAGGTCCGTCATGAGTAACACCTTTTATTATCATTCCTGCGGAATAAGACGTGTTTTGCACTTCATTCCCCTTGGTATCAGACATTCTTGCCATAAAACCCATTCTGACTGGTGCAAATTTCTCAATATAATCATTAATGTATTTATTGAAATTAATAGCAGCCTGATATACATCAGGAACGCATCCAAACATATTTGAGCATGATATACGTACGTTTATTGAGCTAGCACCTGTAGGTAACGGGTTTTTGGTTACTTGGCAAGCGATTGCTGCACTATTAGCAGGGGAATTATATGTTTCTATATAATCACTGCTATAGTTCTGGATTTTCATTCCACAATTCTGATTCACCCACTGTCTTGCAGCAGCCCAAGCTGCATCGCATTGTTTTGGGATGAACAGCTTGGCGTGGTTCTGTCAATTTCAGCTTGCTGCTTTTGTCTTTCTGAGTTTGATACACACCCTGCTAGTGCTAATGTGGCTAAAAATATCACTACTTTTTTCATATCCATATTCCCATGAGTAAAGGAAGCTAGATGTTACCAAAGAGAAGTGATATATAAAGCCTAAGTTAATGTTTTGTATCGAACAATCTTCATTGTCCTTTCCATCCAGTACCCACCATACGGCACACGCTTGCTGAGATGGCCATACAGGTGATGCAGCAGCAGGTTCCCTTCCAGCAGAATCCCGGCGTGGTTCCACTTATCCGCCTGCACCTGCATGATCACCATATCACCCGGTTGCGGTGGACCATCAAACTCACGGAACCCGCATTCATACCAGCAGTCCTGATAAAAATTGTCCGGATACTCCTTTTCCCACCACGGATAATCGACGCGGTAATCGTGCAGCTCGATGCGGTGGGTTTGCCGAAAATAGCTCATCACCAGGCCCCAGCAATCGTAGTGGCCCAGCACGAATGGTCGCTCGAGGAGCGGCAACTCACCGCGCGGGTGGATGGTACGGAGATCGCCTTCTGGCCAGCTGATAATATGCCAGGGGAGAAGGGTCGCGTCGCATTGCGCTTTATCCAGTTCGCTCGGCTGGGTGGTGGCATCAGGATGGCTGTGCACAATACCGGTGATCGTTCCCCATTCCTCAACCTCCGCATAATCCTCCGGCGCCAGTACAAAATTATCTTTCGACTCTGTGGCCAGGTTCCGGCAGGGGAAATAACGCTCCGCTCGGCCCCTCTGGGCGACGAGGCCACAGGCCTCGCGCGGATATTCTGCGGCCGCATGTTCCTGGATGGCCTTAATCGTTTTCTGACGCATATCAGCTCCTGATTAATGAGGTGCCGGGGAACCCGCCAAACGGCAGTTCACTATTCTCACCATGACGTAATTTACAGGCCGTGAGCGTGCCGTTGCAGACATCCTGCGATGGGTCATCAACTGGCTGATTGTTCCTGTCAAAATACCGGGTGCCGGCATAGTCGCACCCATTACCACTGCGGTACTGATTGCGGATACACCAGGTGCAAATCGCATGCAGCTGGCGAGTGGGGATTATCATCCCCTGCAGGGCAAACGGGCTGGAGAGAGTAAATTCCACTTTCTCATCGTCTTCATAATGCTTTACGTCAATGAAGAAAAGGCGCCGTTTCTCCTGAGTCGGATCAGCTGAGGCATTCCCGTCCGGAAAGTTCTTCGCATCGAGATACTGTTTTTGCGTGTCGTGGATGACAACCCGCGCCAGAGCCAGATCGTCGTAATGAAGACAGAGCGCGGATATCTTTCCGTCGATGTTCCCTACCCGCAGCGTTGGCTGCGCGTCGCTGCCCGTGGTGGATGACTCGATCCCTTCGATTTCACATGGCCAGGCTTTATACTCCCGCCCCTGCCACCAGATGCTTTTCGCCGGCAGCTTATCCAGGTCGCCGCCAGCGGCGAGGATTTCGGCTGCAGTATGGGGAACGTTATAGCCGTGGAAATACAAAACCTCATCCAGGCCAAACGCCTGGCCATCGATCTCCAGGAGACGAACCTCATCGCCTGGCTCTAACTTCTGATAATTCGCGTTAAGGCTCATGGTTTAAATGCCTGAATAAAAGTGGCTGAAAGTGAGTAATTTCCGCCGCCCAGCGGCACCGGTTTATATTGTTCGCAGCGGTAAAGCCCCACCTCTTCCAGAGGCGGGGTCCACTGAAACGCGCGGGTGCCGGCATGACGGTCGAAGAACTGCTTAATCGGACGGATATAGTCCTCCGTACCGACAAAACTCAGCTCCCAATCCTGTGATCGGGTGTTAATACCATCGCCGGATACCTGCGCATACCCATCACCGAACTGCGCCTTCCGGACACGAAAGTTAACGGTCTGCTGGGGATTAACCCGCGGACTCCAGGTGAATATCTCAATAGCCATCAACGTTGCCCTTTAACTGCATTCCAGACCATCCCGCCAGGGCGCGTATCCTGCGCCATCAGCTCCCTGTATTTTTTCTCCACAAACGAGCCGATCTGCTGACCAAACTGCTCAAAACCAGACGGCGCCTGCGTTGAGGTGTTTCCGCCTTCAATCGTGATATAGACTTTTGGCCCTTCCGACGCGCCGGCGTTCTGAACACCACCGACAGCGCGTACACCCAGCGAACCATCGCCGGCACGCGTCAGTGGCATGATGGCCTCCGGCCCGGCCTCGCCAAATACGCCGGCCCCTTTTGCGAAAGCGAAGAACTGCGGAGAGTCGTAGACCTGGTTGCTGTATGCGCTCAGCGACGGTGAGTCGTAAACGCCGCCTTTGGCGTTGAACTGGAAGTTACTGGCGGCATTCTGGATCGCCGTCCCCGAGCCTGCGCCCGCAGCGCCCGTGACAACGCTGGTCCCGACGCCCACCACGCCCATAATGGTTTGCATGACGGAACTGGTGACCAGCGCCTGAGCGGCCATATCAACGAGGTTTTTTATGATCGACTGCGTGAGCGAGGAAAACAGGTCAGCCATGTTCTCCTTAAAGCTTCTCGTCCGCGTCAGCATGCTCGTCAGGAAGTTGCTTGAGCGCTCATGGGCCGTTTCAAATAACCCGACGGCCAAGCTCTGGAATTCTCCCTGTGATCGGTATAACTCCAGTGACGTCTGATACTGCGCATCGGCGGATTCTTTCGTCGCCTTCTGCATCAGCATTTCGTACTGTTCTTTGCTGATCGCGCTGCCCTGGTAGTACGCCTGCAGCAATGCCTGCCGCTGCGCAAGCTGATTGCGCAGCGAGACCAGTGGATCAACTTCGCCGGCGATATCCAGTGCCGGCGCAGCGATTTCATCGGCATGCGCCTGCAGCAGCTCTTTCGCAGTATCTCTGGCCAGCGTTATTCGTGCGGCCTGGTACTCTTTTTCATCAAGAAGGCGGGCTTTGAAAAGCTCAGCCAGGTCCCGGCTGGCTTCCTGCTCTTTTCGCAGAGTTTCCTGGGCGGGGGAATACTGCGCGGCCAGATCCAGTCGCTGTTTCTGGTAGTTCTCTGCATTCATTAACAGCGCGCGCTGCAGGTCAGCATCACTGGCGCCATTTTTCTTCGCCGCTTCCTGCAGCTCCCTGTTGCTGTCCTTTTCCTGCAGGTTAATTCTGGCCAGGCTGGATGCATGGGCTTCTTCAATTTGCTGCCGCAGCGTTTTGAACTGGTCGACCTGGGACTTACTGCCTTTCCCCGTGCCGGTACCGCCATCGCCGCCCCAGGGATTTCCATCTCCGGTCTCTTTGGGGGGCGTGCTTAGCGCTCCTTTCAGATCGTCCGTAAGGGAGGTTATTTTTCCCGATAAACCCAGCTGAGCCAGTGTTTTTGCATCACTGACACGCTTAATGTTTTCCTCGGTTTTGCGGAGTCCCTCGTTAACGCTATCGAGATCCGCCCGCGCCCGCGTCTGGTCTTTTGTCACCCCTTCCAGCTGGCCGAAGGGGTCAAACCCTTTCAGGCTGTCGATACGACTGTCGGCATCCTGAATCTCTTTTATCAGCTGGTTACGCTGCACGACCTGGTTTTCGTACTTATCCTCCAGGTCGAACTGCTTCACATTTAACTGGTTAAGCGAGAGGCGCATCAGCGCTTCACTGGTTTCCACTACGGCATCTTTTAAATCAATGGCCGATTGCCGGGCTTCTTTTGCTTGTTGATGGAAATACAGTAATGCAGAGCCAGCCAGCGTCGCCGCGCCAACCGGACCACCAACAAAAGCCAGGGCGCCTCTTGCCAGGCCCACCGCAACGGAGGCCGCACGGGCTGATATCGACAATTGCCGGTTTGCCGCTGCCAGTTTCAGTTTCGCCTGGCTGGCCAGATTGGTTTGCTCAGTTTCCTGTCGGATGAGGCGGGTAAACTCATCCTGGTAACTGATATTCATCCCGTACTGTTTAGCCGTCCGCTCCATCTGCCGGTAGTGGCCAAACTCAGCGTCGTTCTGTTTCAGGATGGCCGCTGTCGAATCCAGCGTTTTGCGGGCAATATCCGCATCAGCCTGCGCCCGCGCTTTTACCGCCGCCTGGCTTTCCCGCCAGGCCGCGATATTCTCCCGCAGCCCTGCAGTCAGTTTCGTGGATAGCACGGGGATCAGGCTGTAAAGCGCCACGCTGGAGACGGTGTTGAAATTGTCTGCCAGGCTGTTCAGTGCCTCCGTGGCAACCTGAATCCCGCTGCGGAGTGGCCCGTTACTGCTCTGGCCGATCTTAATGACCATCCCCTCAAACGCACTGCTCAGACCCAGCAAATCGCCGTTCAGGTTGTTAACCCTGATGGATGCCTGCTCATGCGCCGTTTTGGTACCGGTCAGGGAAGCGGTCAGCTCATCAAGCTTTGAACGGTTCTGGACCAGGATAGACGCCGCATTCAGGTTCTCCACGCCAAACAGTTTTACGGCCTGGGCCGTGGAGAGGTTTTTCCCGGAAAGAGTGGTCAGCGCCTGGCTGAGACCAACCACGGACGGCTTGAGGCTCTTGTCCGTGCCCTTTTCCAGATTCAGGATGACGTTACGCAGCGCCGTGCCGGCTTCACCGCCTTTAATTTCACGCTCTGCCAGCACCTGAATCGCGGCATTCAGCTGCTCAAAACCAACGCCGGCCTGTGCGGCTGCGACGCCACCATTTTTAATGGCAGCCGCCGTATCCACAATCTCCGACGACCCGTACTTCGCGCCGGCGGCCAGCACGTTGATATAACGATCCGCTTCCTGCGCGCTCGCCCCGTACTGGTTTAAGGAAAGCGCCAGCGTTCTGGTCGCATCGGGCAACGTTGTGCCGGCGGCCTGCGCCAGGATAAGGGCGCTGTTCGTAGCCTTCTGCAGTCCATCGGACGTTTTTAAAAGCTCCGGTTTAGCCGACGCCATCAGCTTTAACGCTTCGGCGGCCTGGCTGGCGCTGTACTCTGTCGTGCGCCCCATTTCCTGCGCAGCCAGATCCAGCGCTTTCATTTCAGCTGCAGTCGCACCGGTGATGGCCTGCAGCTCTGATAACGCCTGTCCATATTGTCTGGACGTGGTAACGATCGTACCGATGGAAAGGCCGGCTCCTGCCAGCCCCGCCAGCCGGCTGGCCATCCCGGATATCGACAGACCGACCTTCTTATAGGCGTCCTCCGTCTTTTTCGCGTCCGCCTGGGCATTACGGTTAAACCGTCGTGACTGGTTCTCCGCATCGCCATACGCTCCCAGCAGCTGGGATTTAAAACTGGCTGCGTTCAGGTGCAGCCCGACCGCTAAAGATGCGACGTCTGCCATTACATTAATGCCCTCATGACTGCCGCGCATTCATCATCGACCCGGGATGGCGCAGGTGTGGTTTCGGTAGGTGGCGCGTTTTCATCGCCAGGACGGCGGAAAGTACCCTGTTTCAGGAAGTAGGCTCGCCAGTGGTACAGCGTGTTGGCCGGTAATGCGGCAATTTTGGATGGGTCAGGCTCGCCCCAGCGGTCGGCCAGCCAGAAGATCAGCTCCAGCCAGGGCGAGTCACTCAGTTTTTTTCCGCTTCCTCCAGCTTGCCGATTGCGTGTTGCTTCACTTTTTCCACTGCGGCCAGCAGTTCGGGGTTTTCATGGGCCTTCAGCAGCTCGGCTGCCGTGGGTTTAAACTCATCTGGAATGGCCGTTCCATCCGGCTGAACCAGTGCATCGATGACGATCTGGATGACTTGCTCCGATGCCTCGCGCGCTGCGCCAGCTTTTGCGGTTTCAGCCATTTTCTCTTCGTAGCTGATGAGGTAATCCCCGGTCAGACGGCGGATGAATACGGTGGCGCCAAACAACTCGGTTTTAATGACGGTTGGCTCCGATTTAAGCAACGCGGATTTCAGCGTGGACAGGTAATCTTTATCTTTCACAGGTAGTCCTTAAAAATAAAAAGCCACCCGAAGGTGGCTGTTTACAGGTTAAGTTAATCAGGCGCCGCCGGAGACAGCGACGGTTCCCCAGGTGATCTTGTTCTGCTTACCCTGAACAGTGATCTGGATGACCTCATTCGCCGGAGCGGCGATTTCATTCATCTGCCAGCCGGACAGCGCCAGGAGCATCGTCGCTGTTCGCTTGTTGGGTAATTCGACGTATAACTGGATGGTCTTGCGGGCCTCTGCTGCATTCAGCAGCGCGGCAAAATCGGTATTGCCCGGATCATCAATGAAGCCCAGCGACTTTTCAGGCCCGTCAGGCAGATCGCTGATGGACTGTTTCTGCTTATCCAGTAACGTGGTGCAGTCGACAAAGCCCCCCGTCTGCCCCATTGCACCCAGCGCTTTACAGTTAATCAGCGGTTTCAGCGCTGACGTGGCAGCGCCAGGCTCCCCGTATTTCACAATGGTGCCCGCCGGCAACATCGCATATTCAGGCGAAGTTTTATCAGCCATGTTTCTCTCTCTTTTTATACGGCAGCGGATGCTACCTGTTTTCAATGCCGTTTCGGATTTCCACGGTTAACACGCGCAAAACGGTCTGGAGGTTGTAATCCAGGGCGGGTCGGATAAAGGGGTCTGCAACCTGTTTAACCGTGCCAAGCTCCTGCGCCAGCGCCTTCATATGGTGTTGCTTGCTGGGGCCAACACGGAGCGTTACAACCGCGTTCCCTTTACCCTTGCGGGTGGAAGAGCGGATTTTGATTGAGTCCCGCATGTGCGGCCCGGCAGACGTTTCGTCAAAGCCTGCATGCTGCTTCATATCTTCCTCGACGACCTTTAGCGCTTCGCGCCCGGCATCCCGCAATACCTTCGTCGCCACTTTTTCGCCCAGGGCCATTAACTGCCGCTCCAGCTCATCCAGCCCTTTAACTTCCATTCGGATCACGAGGAGTCCTCCACGTAGTGAATGATGAAATCGCGGGTCAGGCGATACTGAATGCGACGATTCGTCAGCTGGTTTTTATCCTGATGGATACCGCCTCGCTCCACATACTGAACCGGGATACCCTCCAACTGGCCATGAACGACGGACTTCAGTTCCGTCCAGATTTTTTTATCCAGCTGCAGCAGTGAGGTGTAATCATCGAGACGGTACAGATTCACCTGGATACGGGCAGAGACGATCCCCGTTCGCAACATTCCCGAGACCATCTCCGGGTCAGAGATACGCTGAAAGGTCGCTCCTTCCTGGACCGTGTCCGGCAGTAAAAGCGGATACGCATTCATGCCGGTGATGCGCTCCAGCGCACCCTTAATCGCCAGCTCTATCATGCCTCCCGTCAGCCTCCCCCGTGATAATGATCCGGTCCGTTTTGCGGTCGATATTCCGGACGGTATAAACCAGATTTTTCGTCGTGATTTTCCAGTCAATATCAACCAGCACACCCGGATAGACCGTAAACAGGCAGGTTTCCACCACCTGCTGCTGATCCAGCGTGCGGACTTTTCGCCCCGATACCAGCTCCCGTTTTGCCCACGCTTTTCCCGATTCAACCTGCTTTTCCGGTAGCGGTTCGCCCAGCGGCCCCCGACCGGACTGAACGTAGCTAATCGCAATGCGACAGTTCATATCACCCGGTTTCAGGCTCATAGCGTATGCTCCTGCAGGGGGAAAAGAAGATGCCTCACCGCAGCGGTTTCCAGCCACTGTCCGGTATGGCCATTCAGATACGCATCGCTGACCAGAAACTGAATGGCCAGCCGGATATCTTCATCCGCGATAAATCCGCGGACGGTCTCCGGGAGTGCCTGCAGCTCTTCATCACTGGTGACCAGCTTGCAGTAATAATCACGCTCGATGCTCCGCTGTGCGGCGTTCACCATTTGCGTGAGCATGGCGTCATGCTCCGTGAAATCCAGTTCCAGGCGTAGCTGGGTTTTCACATCATCCAATGTCAGTATCAAAATCGCTGTCTCCCGGCTTCGGTTTCAGCGCGCGTTCGGCATCCTTCGGCCATACCGCGATACGGCGCTTAACCAGCTCTTCGGCGTGCGATCCTTCAAACCACGCGATATCACCACGGGAATAACGGCTATGCGGACCGAGGAACACAACGGATTTACGTTCTGCCTGTGCGACCACGGTCGCATGGTTGTCCTGTGCGACCGTTTCTTCCGGCTCCACTGCTTTATTTTTCGCAGCCATAGCATTCTCCTTAAAGGGAAAAGCCCGCATATGCGGGCTTTATTAACAGAGGGGGTGGGTTAGAACAGGACGCCGGTACCCAGCACCAGGCCTTCCGGATGACGGAAGCCGATATCGTGTTCGAGGACGACGCGGATCAGCGACTGGTTTCGCGCAAACGCGGAAACCGTGTTGCCTTCGGCATCCAGGTAGGTGGCTTCTTTGGAGAAATCGACCTTCATGGCGCCATCTTCACCGATAACAACATCATTGAAGTCAGCGAAATAAATTTCCGATTCCTTGCCACTTTCGCCCAGGTTAACCGGAATAGCGCTGGTATGCTGAATCGGATAGCCCTTGAGCATCCCCTGCGCCATTTCCGGGTAGACTTTGTTGCCGTTGCCGTCACGCAGGCCAAACAATTTCATATAGGTACGGTTCGACATACCCCAGCCGCAACGGATCATCAGGCTGTTGCCATCCATCGCCATCAAAATAATCTTGTCCAGGTACTCATCAACCGTGTTCAGGTTGATCGTGGAACCCGCTTCCCACGGCAGCAGGCGGTTCCACTGCGTCGCACGAGCCTTCATACCAATCGGTGTATCGCCGGTACCGTCATCGCGCATAAACGCTTTATCCTCACGAACAGAGATGGCTGTCAGAATATCCTGCAGGACCAGCTGCTCAACGTTAAAACCGGCGCGGCCAATCAGCTGGTTCGACATCGGGACCAGTGCGATCATGGTTTTGGCATTCAGTTTTACATCGTCGAATTTTGATTCAGACGATTTGGCATCCTTTCCTTCGCCGGTGTAGCTGGCCATTGCACCGCCAGCCGAGCGCGGTAACGACAGATTACCGTTAGGCAGCGGAATGGAACGGGCGCCCAGCTTACGGACGATGGTACGGTCGCTCAGCAGCTCGATGACTTCGTTTTGCATGTTCTCCGGGATGAGCGCCCCACCGGAACCCGCAGCGGTGGAAATGGCCATCGATACAGACTGATCATTCAGTTCTTCTGCGGCAAAGACCGCTGCATCACGCAGATCACCCTTCGCTGCGGCAATCGACATAACCATGCGTGTCATACCTGCGCCTGTGTATTGCTTCGGCTCAGCTTTGACGATGACTGCCGGCCCCTGCTGGGTAGCCTTGACTGGCTTTGCGACCAGCGCCGCAGCACGTTCGGCGGCTTCCAGGCGTTCAATTTTGGCGCTGATATCAGTGAACTGCTGCTGCAGGTTCGCAAACTCCGTCAGCTGCTCCGCAGTCAGCGTGCCACCGCTGGCGTCAATGGCTGCCAGGGCCTGAACCTGTTCGTTGATACCCGCTCGCTGACGACGCAATTCTTCAATATGTGGCATTTTATTTCTCTCTTTTTGGACATAAAAAAAGCAGCCTGCTGGCTGCTTAAGGTGACGCGGTTTGTGTTTGCGCCGGGTTACATTTTGGTTTGCAGGTCCATCGCGGCTGCCTGCATCTGAATGGAGGTTTTTTGACGCGGGTGCTTATACTTTGCCGCGATAGCATTGATCGCCGCCTGGGGGTCAGAGACTTCATCCGCCAGGCCGGCTGACACAGCGCCAGGGCCAAAATACAGACCCGCCTGCGTATCAATGACGGCCTGCTGCTTCAGGCCGCGATATTCGGCCACCGACCCCGTAAACGTCTCGTACATTTCGTCGATCATGCCCTGGAACATACCCAGCGACTCTTCACTCAGTGGTTCATGTTGGGTGCCGTTATTTTTGTGATCTCCCCGGTAAATGGTGGTGAACGTCAGCCCCATTTTTTCTTCCATCTTCGACGTATCGAGGTGCTCCATGATCACACCAATCGACCCCACACCACTGGTCTGGCTGACGATGATTTTGCTGCAGGCCGAGGCGATGAAATACGCGGCGGAATACGCGCTGTAGTTCACAATCGCCGTGATGGGTTTAGTGTCGCGAGACTGATAAATGTAATCGGCCAGCTCCTTGCACCCCACCGCTGCACCGCCGCCGGAGTTAATATCCAGAACGATTTCGCTGATTGAGGGGTCGTTTAACGCCACCTGCAACTGCCCGCGGATCCGCTCGTAGCTGGTCAGCTCGGAGCACATCGCCGTAATCTGCCCCCGACGTGGAACGAGAATGCCGTGAACGGGGATCACCGCCACCCCGCCGGTGGGCTGGACCTGCTCAGCAGCAGGTGATTTACCCGGATTCAGCGCCATCTGAATGGCGGCATCTTCGGTGATCCCCTGAATACGGGGGATGAGCACCGCTTTCACGGAGTCCATTGTTTGCCGCGTCACGTAATGCGGCACGCCAAAGACCATATCTGCCAGGTGCGGCAGGTTAATTAATTTCGTTGTCATGTTGTCTTCCAGGTCATCCCGCGCGGCGGGAAATAATCAGGCTCTGGTCAGAAGGGATTCGATTTCGGCCAGCTGTTTTGCTGTCGGCGACTTATCGCCAGGGAGGATCTTCGCGCTGTCGACCATATTGAGCGGCGTCAGGTATTTGTCCCCGCCAGCAATTGGCGGCAGATTCTCCATACGCCGGATATCGTTAGTGGATAGCCATCCCCACTGGCGGCCCAGCGCATACGATTCATAGCGTGACTTCTGGTCGCCTCGTAGCAGCCCGGAAACGTTGAACTCGATGTACAAATCGCGGCGTTCGCTGGGCAGAAGCAGATCGCGCTGCAGCGCACCCTCATGGCGTTTCAACCAGGCCAGCAGCGTATACATCACGAACTGCAGGCCCTGGTGCTCGATGTTGTTGTTGGTCGCTTTCGCCAGCATCTGCACCATATGTGGCGGGATTTTATAGAGCCGGCAGACCTCTTCCACACCCCACTGCCGCGACTGTAGCAGCTGCGCCTTTTCGTTATCCTGCGACAGTTGTTTGTAGCTCATGCCCTCCTGCAGCAATGCTACAGAGAACATATTGTGAATACCGGAATGGCGCTCAGTCCATTTCGCCAGCAGGCGATCAATAGCATCCTGGCTTTTAATGGTCGCGGCCTCTTTCGGACGCTCTATCACCCCGCTCATCGTTGTCCCGCGCCGGAATGTCGCGGCCGCATGCTCCTCAACCGCCAGATTCAGCCCCAGAACATCGGCGTTCGTCTGAATGGGGGAACTGCCGATATAGCCATCCATAGAAAAGACCTTCACATGGTGCATCATGCGCATCGGCAGAATTTCGCCGACTTCCGGGAGCTGGTAATACGGCATACCGTCCGGCCCTTTCAGCACAATGACCTTTTTCGGGTTAATGGGGATCAGCTCTTTCGGGTAGCCTTTTCCGTCCCGTTCGATGATCGAGTAGCAATTTCCCTCCAGCCCCAGCAACCCCTGCTGCTGCTCGAAATACTCGAATGAGGTGTCTTTCCTGTTAGGCTGGGAGTGAATCAGGTCATAAACCGGGTGATCCGTCGCACGCTGGCGGCCGCCATTATTATCCCGCCGGTAAAGTTCGCACGGCAGCTGCGCGACGGACTCCGCCAGGAGGGTGACACAGGCCCGGATCGCAGAAAGTCCCAGAGCAGTTTCTGGCGTGATTATGATGCCAGTTTTGCTCTGGCTTGAACGAACCCCGCCCAGCATGGCTTCCCAGAGGCCATTCCCCGAGTATTGTCGCCCCCTGAACATCTGGGGTAGGAACATTATTCACCTCCGCCATTGCTGACGCCGGAGGAAAAAGCCCGGGTTGTCATATATGACCAGCCCAGACAAATAATCCCTCCTGTTATCAATCCCACTGATGGAGAAATAAGCCAGGCACCTGCGGATAACAATCCAGCACCAGTGAGGCCGACAATAAAACTCAGAACTGAAATTAGCATGCTATATCTTCCTCATCGTATACGGATGTCATCACTGAACTGTTAAGCATGGCGCGCCCCAGCCCCATCATTAAACCAACCGCACCATCTATCTTGTTCTGCCGCCCTTCTTTCCCGGGACGCACAATATCGTCACTTCCGGGAAGGTACTGGCCGACGATATTGGAAATACACCAGTTCATGACAGGGTGTCCGTCATGATGGAATCTCCCCGAGATGAGCGCAGCCTCAATCTCTCTCATAGGATCACTCATATGGGTAAAATTTTGTCTTATCTCGACAGGCTCAAGCCCCTCTTCCTCAAGCATGTGACGTAATGAAGTCGCGCCATAAGGGTCAATGGGGCATTGGGCAATTTTTACGGTATTCCGCAGTTTCAGGATCGTTTCAAATATCAGCCTGTAATCAACTTCACCGCCATCGGTCGGGATCAACTTCCCCTGCCGGACAAAGGACTGATAACGTTCTGCGGTACTCTTCAGCGCGGTCTCCTGCGAGTAAATGGTTTCTTCCGGTGCCCAGAACAAAGGAGAAACACAGTAAAAATGTGTTATCCCGTCTATTTCACGACGAAAAACCGGAACCACAGCATTGAGGTCAACTTTCGAGGCCAGATCGATACCCAGCCAGCATTCCTCTCCTTCAAAATCTGACAACTTAAGGGATTTATCGGCCGCATCCATCCATTTTCTCAGATCGTAATAAGCTGATTTTGCGCTTACCCAGCGATTGAAATGCTTGGTCAGAATCTTGTTTGTCTGCCCGGGCGTCGACATACCCAATAATTGTTTCGCCCGGAGAAAATCTGCTTTTACCGAAATGCCATAGTTGGGGTTTGCCTTGATTAATGCCTCGGGAGTCGTCCAGTCATCATCGTCATCAAGGCCATAAATCAGCCCAAATATGGTTTCATTTTCCTCGCCATTACGGGTTCTCCGCAGGATCTCGACAACCTGAGTACGCTTTTCATAGCAAGGGGATGTAATGTCATAGCCGGCAGTGGTGATGATCAGTGTCATCGGTTGTTCACGAGCCCCCATACCGGTGGTCATGGTGGTGTAAAGCGCGTCAGTAGTATGTTCATGATATTCATCAATGATGGCGCATGATGGCGAATCACCATCCCCCGGGTCACCGATCACCGGCGCAAAAACCGAACCGTCAGGGCGCGTCATTTTTTTTGCCCAGGGTTTTATCGAGAATTTTTGCCGCAATGCCGGCAGCTTTTTCACCATTTGGAGCGCCGGAGAAAATACCTTCCATGCCTGTTTTTCAGTCGTGGCGCCGCAATAGACTTCTGCACCATGCTCGCCATCTGCACAAAACATATAATTTCCTACAGCAGCGGCAATAGCGGATTTCCCGTTCTTTCTGGGCACCTCGATATAGATTTCAGAGAAACGACGCAGGCCTGTCTTCTTGTGTACCCATCCAAACGGTACGCCAAGAGCGAACTTCTGCCAGGCTTCAAATTCAATCCGGAGTTTACGCCGGGCCCATTCCCCTGAGGTATGAGGCATTTTCTGGGCAAAACGAAGAAATCGTTCTGCTTTGTTTTTATCGAAGCGGTAGGGCCAGTGGGGATCCTTTGCTCGTTCGAGGTCGTCCAGATGTCGCTGACAGGCAAGTATCGTTAACTGACACGCCAGAATCTTCCCGCCAACGATATCCCGCGCATACTGGTTCGCTGCATTGACGTTCGGATAGGTTGCCATCAGTCAAACTCATCGAATTCATTCCCGTCATCGTCCGGATCCTTTTGTCCGCTGGTCATGCGAAGACGACTGAGCGGATCTAACCCCAACAGAGAGCCCAGGCGGGCAAGCTGGGAAACCGAGTCATTCCGGACATTAACTGCAGGGTGTTTTTTCAGCCCCCCCATTTCACTTTCTGAGGTCAGTCCGCTGGCCAGCATTTTTTCGGCTTCGAGCATCAGATGAAAAGCATTGCAGTAAGCCAGCAACAAAGGTGCGTCCTCCAGCTCAAACACCCCTCGGTCGATGAGTATTTTGCTTTGCGTCTTCCACATTCTTATTGCCGCCTCCCCCATTAACTCAGCGGGAGGCGCAATACGTGTTAATTTGCTTTTTTGCCCGGTGGGTAAAGTGGGTTTTCGGCCACCACCGGACGATCGAATTCCTCCGGCCATAAACGTTCCTTTGATAGATGAAACCTTCCGGAAAAAAGTTTCTTATTTCTGGCGTGTAAAAATAGACTTCAACGGGCAGTCCCGAAGCGCGAAAGGGGTCAGGGATTTGCTCCCCCCTCCCCCTGACTGCAGCTGCCTCAGTCGAGGTGGAGGTCGTCATTCCGGCTGCGCCGGCGGCGAACACGGTTCGCATTGCGTGGGCCGGCATATCTCAGACGTTCAATGAACACCAGTTGTTATACCGGGGTCAGGATTCTGTCGCGGTAGCGGAGCCTCCATCGGCCTGCAGTACGCTTTCTGGTAGCCGTTCATCTAATGGCTGGTTCTCGAACACCTTCATCCCAAACTGACCGATCCAGGTGCTGACTGAGTTGATGTTCCCTGCGATGAAGTCGGTCACCTCGGCGATCAATCCTTTAACGACGACATCCGTACTCTGACGCCAGTAATTCTCAATCGCGACCAGTAACGGATCGGAACCATTACTGACAGATTGTTCACCTACGCTATACGTTTTTTTCTTCGCGCTATCGGTGATACATCGCAGCTGGCTGGTCTGGACGGCTCCAACCTCTGCCGCAATTACCTGCATCGTCAACGTAGCCACTTTGTTCCCGTCTGCATCAGCACTGGATGCATAGAACATGGAGAGCGTCAGATCCGTGCGTTGATACATCATTGCTTACCTCCCCTACGATGGCGGGAACGACGACCGCCTGGAAGCGGAGATTGTTGCTCCTGTACCAGCTCACCCACTAAAGGTTCCTGAGCCGACTCAGCAGCCGGTGCCGGTGCAATATCATGCGCAATCGTCAGTTTCAGCAGTGGGCGGCCGCCCTGGACGTGCTCAAAATGGATGCCATGCACGGCTTCATTCATTCGTGACTGACCATCCGTCTCCAGAACGGTCAAAACGCCATCAACGTATTCAATTTTGAAACTCTTCATCGGGTTCTCTCTGTTGCTGTTTTCTTGCTGTGGCAGGTCCAGCACAATGACTCCAGATTAAAGTCATCATCGGTACCGCCATGAGCTTTAGGAATGATGTGGTCGACACTTGAGGCTCTCGTGGCAATACCGTCTCGCCTGCAGTTCTGACAAAGGTATTTATCCCTCTTCATGATACGGGCCCGTTTAATTTCCCACGGTCGACCATAACCACGTTCCTGCCGAGTTTTTCCGGGCTGGTAGTTACGCCAGCCATCACCAGCGTGTTGCTGCCGATGCATCTCACAGTATCCCCCGACATCATTGGTCACAGTCGCGCATCCTCTGTGCCGGCAAGGTCGTTTAGCGCGTGGTGGCATACACATCCTCGAGCATGAATTGAGGGAGAGTTAAAACTGAACCATTGATGGGGAACTCTGAAACTGGCAGCGATGCACATGACAAACCGTCATACTCAATCGCCACCAGCCTCCCGCCTATGGATACAATTTTTAAGCTCTTCATCGTTTTATCTTTACGAATAAAAAAGCCCCGCAGATGCGAGGCAATACAGACTTTATCCCCATAAAGGGATAAGCAGCATTTTATCCCTTTATGGGGATGGACGTTCTCCCTGATTCGTAAATCCGCTCACAGGGCATTCCTGTTTCCCCTGATTTTTTTGTCACATATTCTCGTCCAGGATCTCCTCAAGCCATTAAACCAGCTAAAAAAAAGGCCGCATAGATATGCGACCTTTGGTTAGTACCAGTTAGAAATCTAAAATCTCTCAGGAGCCACCCGGGAGAGATTTTCTGCTTGCTAAATGACCTCTGCCGTTTCGGTGTTGGCTGGCAGTGGTAACGTGAGGATAGCTTCATTTCAGCCATCGATATCATTTAAATGGATGAATAGCTGATTAGACTAGTAATTCGCTATTCTCAAGAACATTCAAAAAGAACAACAGACGTCTGTGCTTATTTTTTTAGCGCAATGATCCGTTAGCCACCAGTAACTAACATATTATTCGATGGTTCCTTAGACAGTGACCCATAAATCTAATTGTTTAACGTACCATTGGATGGGCACACAAATAACCACACCATCCCCAAAGTTGACAGATTTGATAACACACCCTTGTGGCGGAAAAAATTCCGCATCAGTGTGGGGCCGGATCGAGCGCTCAATGCCGTAACGATAACCGCATGGAAGTTGTGGTAGTAAGTTTACTGTCATGAGTGGCTACTTAGTTAAGAGTGGTTTGAGATCCTATAGTGCATGACCCCACCTGAATTAGATACAAACATTTTGATGCTGAAAGCTTGAATGTCTTGTTTTCAGATTCTTTTGTTCACTTAAGGCCACTTATTTCATGTGATATACCTGTTACTTACTCACCGCCCGATAGTACACCTGCCAGCGATACTTATCCAAACGGAGCTGGCGTAGGCACTGAGCGGTTTCTATGTCAGACTGTAAATCTTCATCGCTATCCTTCCCGGCGTCACTTGCTTTGCACGGCGGGCTCATCAAATCCGGGGATGGAGTTGGCAGCATCGATGGCGCGCTGGCGCAGCTGCACAGCAGCATCATCAAACCTGCATACAATACGATTCGGAGACTGAACATATTTCACCACGTCACGGGTTATTGTTTTGTAGATGACCTTACCCGCTTCGTTAGCAGTAGCGGCCTTTTCCTCTACAGGCTTAATGGTATTCTCGGCCTTCTCTCTCTTCTTTGAAGCCTGAGCCTTGATGTGATCAGCGTGAGAACTCCAGCCTGAGCGCCACGAAATCACGTTGGAGGCCAGCAGGATTGTTATAGCGATGATAACGGCGGTTAAGCGATTCATCTTTGCTCCCATAAACAAACTTCACGCTCAATTTCCCTACGGGTAATAAGTCCTTTCCACTGCTTACCTTTGGCATAGGTCCAGCGGCGCAGTTGATTACATGCACCTTTCTGGTCCCCCTTGTTGATTTTATGAAGCAGAGTAGAGGTCTGGAAGTTCCCGGCACCGACGTTATAGGCGAATGAGTACAGAGCCCCACGCATCGTTTCTGGGATCGGTTTTTTGATGTAAGGGTTGATCTGCCTAGCGACGGTATTCAGGTCTTTATTTAATAGCGCCCGACACTCTGCCTCGGTATAGGTTTTGCCGAGCATGATGTCTTTACCTGTGTGGCCGTAGCAAACCGTCCAGACACCTACCACATCCTGATAAGGGTCGTATCGCACTCCCTCAAGCCCATCATTACCCGTCGGGCCAGTAATGAGTGCAGACGCAATCGCAAAGGCTCCACCGCCGACTGCAGCAAGAACGCTTTTACGTAGTGTCGGAGACATTATTCACCTCGCACAGCTTTTCGCCGGTCTTCTTTAATTTTGAAATACAGATTCGTCAGGTATGTCAGCAAGCCAAATACCAGACTTCCCAGAACACCAATAGCGGCCCACTGGGATGGGGATACTTTGTCGAGCAATTGCAACATCCAGAACCCCGCGTTACCTGCGGACGTTCCGTAGGCAATACCTGTTGTTAGCTTGTCCATTCGATACATACTCCACCTCCGGATTAACGGGGTGCTTTGTGCGTGTAGGGGGTCAGGCCCATCGGGCTGATTTAACAACGAGCCGTATCGATGATGATTCCCGTGAGCCTGAAATGAAAAAGGCCACGCAAATGCGCAGCCTTTGAATAGATCCGCTGGAAAAGAACAGCCCACGCGTTAACGTGGGCTTGAGGTGAAGTTGTGGTGCCGGGTGCTTCCCGGTAAGTCGTTGGTCAGTCACCGTGACTCGCGCTGAGGATTCGCTTCTAACTGTTTACGCCCCTCCGCTAGGGGGATTCACCACCCATAAAACTTAACATCTCAATAACGTCTCTTCAATGCCATGCGTCGCTATGACCTAATTTTTCGGCGCAAAGCATCCTTCTGTTCCGCTTCTTATTGCTTTGAGCCTGTCTCCGTTGAAGGGGAAAGGAGTTCCTGCAAATGAATCCATCGCCTTCCTTGCTTTGATGTTTTTTTGGGCAGATTATGAATAAAAAAAACCCGCCAGAGAAGCGGGAAGAAAATTGGCAACCAAGGCTGTAACGAAAGGAAGGTGCACCTAATAGTCCGAGCTACCGATTTACCAGGAAGCATTCACTTTTGCCGTTACGTTCTATAAACATAGAAGGGCAACCGCAAAAGTAAACCCACTATGAAATATTCAATATGCTTAGTGACAGTGTGGTGCCGGGTGCCTCCCGGTGAGCATGCCCCAGTCGGCATGGCCCGCGCTGCATTTACAGGTTTCTGTAACTGACTGGTCGCCCCTCCGCATAGGGGGATTCACCACCTCAATAATTTATGATGCAAACATTCAAAGTGTCAATATCTGACCATACCGCCAGCGCCTCTGCCATAATATAAGCCAACAACGCCCACTTAAATTGTATGCATTCTAATACTTAAAGCTATTGCGAAGCCCTGACTCAATGTAGCACTCACTGATATCAGGTAAATACGAGGTAAGTAAAATGCTATCTACTGATAACCAAAGAATTTCAGAGATTTTTGAACGTTTGGCAGAAATAGCAGCTAAAACTGCTGAATTAACAAGCAACCCTAATCTATCCCCTGCTCAAAAGCAGGCAGCATGTGACAGTTACTTTAGCAAACATGATCAGTTAACAACCGAAGCCCTAGAGATCTTCAAAAAAATCACTAAAAATCCTCAGTGAATGCTGAAGCATGTGAGATTGCGTATGCAATACGACGATATGACAGGGGTATTGATGCAGCGCATCTCGCGAATACCCCTGTCGTATCGCCGGAAAGCAAAAACCCCGCACGGGCGGGGTTTTCGTTATATTCAGATTGTCGCTTTTTGTCGCTGCCGAGTGGCGCAGCTCTGCCAAGCATGAAGGAATTATCTAACTTTCTGGCCCATTTTCAATACCAAAAAGGCAACATAGCACTTTTTGCTAATCCGCATGAATCGCCTTATGAACAGAAAGGAAAGCTTTTGCTCTGAATATTTCAAGGCACCAGCGCACTCTTTTCCGGGCCTCACTGTCTGTTAACCATGGAGCCACCAGCTGTATTTCCCGTGTTATGTCTGAGATTTTTTTGCGGGTGGTGTAATAGTTAACGCCAACGAGATAAACAGGATCACCCGTTTCAAATATCGCCAGTACACATCGTTCAACAAATTCAACATCATCCTCAGTGATCGCAGCGTCAATGGCGACAGTTGGAGGTTTTGGCCACAAAATGGCATGCGCCCTGCTTAGTGCCTGCCGCCCGCGATAGCCTTCACTCCTTGCCTGCTCGATTGCTGCCGTAAAGCGCTCTAATGCTCTATCTGACCAGTGATCACCCTTCATACCTCGCCAGCATGAATGTCCTGATGGTTTGCGCGGGGCCGCACCTCCTCTCATACCTTCTCCCCATACAGTAAGCAGAGATTTTATCCAGGCGGACTGAATGCCATTAAGGGGAGTGAATCGGCCCAGCCAGCCTTTGCGCGGGGCGGCGGCCACAGTTTCTAATCCTGCACGGTGTAGACGGCGTTGACGTGGTGTCATTCTGTTCCTCTCCTTACTACGCCAGAACGCCGAGCGCGTATGCCCGGTCCAGCAATTTAATAATCAATACCGGCTGGGTGCCGTATTCACGCTCAAAAGCGGCAGGGTCATGGTGCAAAGCACGGTGGTGCTTGCGGCATAATGGGATCGTAAAAATATCGTGGGCCTTGGTGCCTACGCCGCCCTGCCCCCAGCCAATAAGATGATGGGCATCATCTGCAGGCTGCCCACAGCACATACACGGCTGTTTTTTAACCCATGAGATAAAGTCAGCTGATAACCATCGGCTCCGCTTAGGTCTCGCGAATAGTGTCGCCGGTGCAACAGGATCGACGTTCACAGGAACCAGAGGTTTGCCCGGCGTTGTTTTTGCCGTTGGCCTGATTGCTTTTTCGATACGGGGAGAAAGAATGCTGGTGGCCGGTACCGACGGAACGATCTCACTCTCCCTGTAAACCGATTTAATGCCATCGTCTTTAATACGCAGGGATCGGCGCGCCATTTCTTCTGTAATTTCATCGCCAATCCCGGCGCCTACCGCCCACCAGCATAGCTCCGCCAGTGACAATGCTCGCTGAGCGTCCAGCCCAAGCGCGATGCGGGCAGTGTCGATTACCCAGTCAGCGTTATTAACACCGACCAGTTGATCAAGGGTTTGTTCCGTTTGGTTTTTCAGCTCATTATCACAGTGCCAGCATGCGATTATTACACCCGTCGAATGGCGAAACGGGACGAGCTCATGGTGATGGTAATCGGAATGTGCCCACTGACAGTTTTTAACCTGCCTACGCAACCATGACTCGAGGGCACTAACCCCACCAGCTGCAGTGATAACTGCCTTAGTCATGAAAAAAGGTCTGATACCCATATCATCCCGCAACGGCTGCCGGGCATCAGGAAGACGACCACTGGGTATCTTTTTCATGCTTGCCGGCGGTATTTCAACAAGAACTCGGCCGGCACCGAATAACGGCATTAATTCACTACCCGGCTTAAGCAGCACAATTCCAAGATGGCGTGCAATATCCACGTTAAGCAAAGCTCGCATCAGTCCCTCCACATCTTCTGTATGTAGGTCCTGTCAATCCGTGGCGGCTTCTTCGATTCCGGCAACAGCACGCGGATCTCCCACGATGCAAAGTCTCTGGATAAGCTCTTCTCAACCACACAGTTATTTTTACGGTATCGCTCCACCAGCTCTGTAGCCTCAATCTCTGAAAGTTGCTCGTGTAAAAACCAACTTTTCTTCATGGCTGATCACCGAACAGTCGCAAAAACTCAATCGCTCTTTCACGCGCACCGGGTTCTTCAGCGATCATTTCCTGCAGCAGCTGCACGGCGAGCATAGGCTCCTTTCGCCCGACGATGGAAATTCCTCTGGAAACACGGCGAGAGAGTTTTATAAAATTTTTTCTCTCTAACGCACGCAGATGCAACAGGACAGCATTAGACGAGCTAACGCCGAGCATATCGGCCAGCTCAGATAGCGTAGGTGGGTAGCCATGCTGATTGATGTAGGCCACCAGCAGATCGAAAACTTCCTGCTGTCGAAAAGTTAGTTTTGAAGACGAAAGCAAACCGGCGCTCGATGAAGGAGCACCAGTCTGATGGGATTTTGATACTTCGGGGGTTTGCGTCATGGTTTCTCTCCGCGACGCAGCAGGTATAGGTTGTTCAGGCCTATGACGGGATTGTAACAGAACCTGGGGGAACCTGGTAACCAACTCCAGACTTAGCCTTTTCAATCATCTGTGAAAAAAGAGAGAGAGTCCCCACGATCTCATCCGGCTGCAAAGGCATAAACGAAACAGTGTCGCCGCGCCGGTACATCAGAGCGCGCTCACACACAGGAAAGGATGTCAGACGAGCAACGATCACCCCATCGTCGCATCTGATAATTGCGTAGCCGGTGTTAGGCATTTCTTGTTTTTTACTCACAGCCAAATCCTCAAAATAAACCAGGCAAGCCACTGGACCTCAACTTAACAAAACCAGTCATCAGCGCTTTCCCAGGTGTCCTGCAGGATTTCCTCTACACGTTTTTTATCTCCGTCCATTCCACCAAGCACGGTCAACCCATCAGAGCTGGCCCGACGAATCACAAGACTGCAGTTATTAAAGTTTTGATCCAATCGCCGCAGTAGCTCCTTCTCCAGAGCAGGCACAGCGCCATCCGGCAATTTTTTTTGGCGATCAATTGTGATTTCCACTTTCATAACTAGCTCCTCATGCAAATACTGTATAAATAAACAGTATACTTGTTAGGTGAAATGTTCAAGCGTTTAATACCACTTTTCGCTAACCCATGCTCATGTTTAGATTGATCTTTTCTCCACAAAGGACGAAATCCGCTATCACAGGGATACAGTCATTTTTGTGGTGATCAACACCCCTGATAAGAAACGTTGCTACCTCTGGCGTACACTCGAATTTATTAAGATGGTCAGTACACAAGTAGCAACACCCGGTCACATGCTTCTGTAATGTTGGTTTAATTGACGAACGTCTTGAAATGGAATGTGCAGGAGACTTCTGCACTGATGATGCAATGCCCTGGGATGAAACCCGCTCACCTGGTAGTCATGCTGGACCTGTCGAGTCGCTTACCTCGCTTTTAAAGTGGCTGAAACTAAATTCCTGAGCGTCCGCACTTGGCACAATGCGATCCCCCTAAACTCAGCTCGCTGAACATCAAACTCCTGGCATTCATATACCACTAAAACAGTAATGATAATCATTTACATCAACGTGATATATTGAGTATGCTCATAACAAGACATATTTCTCATAGCAGAAGGTAACACTCAGTACGTGAGGAATAATCTGTGGCTGCATTGAGATGCAGCATCAATACAGTTTATGGAGATAAGATGAGAACAATTTCAGTCCGTTCAGTGCTGTTGGCCTCCACTATTACAATATCAACCGTCGTAACGGCATACGCCGATAGTCAATGGGCAGCAGCCACCACGACCTTTCCAGGTAGTATTCGTGCCGGATCTCGGGAAGTTCCTGTTAAGCCCGGAGATCACACGGTGATCACGATTAAGAACCTGCCAACAGGTGCGACTGTCACCATGCTGAATGGTGCTGAAGTCCTTACGCCGAAGCCATTGGCTGTTGATGAGAAGGGAAATCTCACTATTCCACTAAACGTTCCGGCCGACGCTGCTACAGGCCTTCATCCACTCACTGTTATCACGCAAAATCCCGCGAGCGTTTCGCAGGTTATGTTGAAATTGTCCAAGGTTGTTCCCCCGAAAAACACTGAGGCTTTCAGGCTGCAAACAATTCCCGTCGGTGAGCGGGCTTACCAGTCGGCAGTGTCGGCCGATGGGAAGCTCTTCGTGACTTCTGCACGCGGCCCGAAGGATGGTAGCCGGCTGATGAGACTGAACGCAGGAACGCTGGCTGTCGAAGCGGAGGCGACGCTGCCTAAAGACAAAAAGGGAGAGCAGATTGGAGTATTCGGAGTCGGTGTTGATAATGCCCATAACCATGTATGGACGACGAACACGCTTGCCGAGACGGTGACCGTCTATGACGCAAAGACCCTTTCTGTGGTGAAAGTCTTTCCCGAAGGATCTGTTGTACATCCACGCGATGTGATTATTGATGAAGCCCACAATCGTGCCTATGTCAGTGCAGCGCTGACCGGATTTATCGAGGTATATGACACAAAATCACTTGAACACATCGGTCAACTTGAGTTCGTAGTGGAACATGGCAAAAACATGTTTAACAATACCGATCTTGCCCTTGACAGTGCAGGAGGGAAACTTTTCGGCGTCAGCCGTGATACGCCATGGGTAGGTTGGATTGATCTCAAAACGGGTAAGAGCACGACGGTGAAAGTGCCTGAGGCGCAGGGGGCAACAGACATCACTCGCGATCCGGCGACTGGCCGTCTTTACGTTGCTTCCCAGGAAACGAACAATGTCGTGGTTCTTGATGCGGACGGTAAGGTTCTCGCAGATACTTATATTGGTGCCGGAGGCGTATCTGTCGTCTGGGATCCAGTGACGTCTCAGGTTTTCGCCGCCACGCGTGCAGGTGGAACCGTTGCTGTTCTGAACAAGGACGGTAAACTGGTCGCTAATATTCCGATGGATGAAACACCAAACCACCTGACTGCCGCGCCTGATGGCGCCGTTTATGTGGTGTCGATGTACGGCGCTGTCGGGGACAAAACTCAAACAGGTTCAGTGACGAAAATCACCCAAAAAAAATAGCGACTTCTTTATTCGCGGGCAGACCGGCCTGACATTATTATTTACCCCCTTCCGCCCGTGGAGCGGGAGGGGGTATCCGGCATACCTGCCCAGTATTCACGTATTCATCCTCGATGCTGATTGATGTCCATTGCGATCCCCAAATGCAACCCGAATCTTTCCGCACGCAAGTCTCTAAGAGGCTGCTTTGAGCGAGGAGCGGAAGTTGATTTCACCGCAAGCCTGGAAGCCTGAAAGTAAAAAGGCTGAAATGCAAGGGCATCAGCATGATGCCCGAGCGAAATGAGCGCTTGTGCGACCAGCCATAATCCATTATCCAGTATGCTCTCTGTCTCAGCAGCTGATCAGCCATCCGTTGAACGTGTTATTTCTTCCCATTGTTCTATTTCCTTACCTAATGCCTCGAGCTTTTGCCGCACTAAACTTAATGCATCACTGCCTAACAATAAATGCGTTGGAGGGTTCTGACTCTCAATCATTGCCAGCATGGCATGTGCGGCCTTAACGGGATCGCCGAGTTGCTTACCGCTTTTTTCTTCACGTGCCTGACGAATCGGATCAAATAAAGCGTCGTAGTCCGGGATGCTGCGAGCGCTGCGTACCATCGATCGTCCGGCCCAGTCGGTGCGAAACGAGCCAGGTGCCACGGCGGTTACGTGTATGTTGAACGGAGCCAGCTCTTTACTTAACGTTTCTGATATTCCTTCCAGCGCAAATTTGCTGCCGCAGTAATAGCTGATGCCGGGCAGGGTAATGAAACTGCCCATCGAGGTGATATTAATAATATGGCCATGACGACGCTGGCGCATGCCCGGTAGCATGGCTTTGATCATTGCCACTGCGCCAAACACATTGACTTCAAACTGGCGGCGCATCTCTGCGAGCGAGGATTCTTCCATTATGCCTTCATGACCGTAACCGGCATTGTTTACCAGCACATCAACCGGACCGACGGTAGACTCAATCTCCGCAACCACCTCATCAATATGCTCAAAGTCCGTGATATCGAGCAGACGGCCGAAAGCCCGCTGCGAATGAAGCGCCTCGAAATCGTGCTGTGCTTCGCGGCTGCGCACGGTACCGATGACCCGATGGCCTGTGGCGAGGGCTTCCTGCCCCAGTGCACGGCCAAAGCCACTGCTGACGCCGGTGATTAAAATCGTTTTTGCAGATGTCATAAAAGAACTCCCATGAACAATGAAGGTTGCATGGTATTCTACGTCCTGCCGCATTTTTAGGCCGTATCTTCTATTTTTCTTGCCTGATTTTATGAGGTGCTGTGATGCCCGGGATGATTACCTTAGTTAAAGCACTTGCGGTGCAGGAGGGATATAACCTTACCGCATTGCCTGATGTGCGAATATTGCGTGCCGATCGTCCACTTGCCAGAACGCCAGTGCTTTACGATCCGGGGATCGTGATTGTCTGCCAGGGGAGCAAACGCGGCTATTTTGGTCAGCAGACCTATTTATATGATGAACAGCACTACCTGGCGGTTTCGGTGCCGGTGCCGTTTGTGATGGAAACCGACGCGTCCGCTGAACATCCGTTGCTGGCGATTTATATGCATCTGGATTTTCATTTGGCCGCTGAACTGATGTTGCAGATTGAACAGCATGACGCCCGATATCCTCTCGCCGCGCCGCAAAGCATGATGTCGAGCCCAATGGACGACGCGGTAAAAACGGCCGTGCGGCACTTGCTCGAAGTCCTTAACAATCCGCTTGAAGCGGCGATCCTCGGTCCTGCACGGGTACGTGAGCTCTATTTCCGCGTATTAACAGGCGCACAGGGAAATGCCATGCGCGCCGCGCTGACCTTGCAAGGGCAATTTGGCAAAATCGGTAAAGTGCTACAGCGCATCCATGCTACCTACGCTGAGCCGTTAACGCTGACGCAACTGGCGATGGAAGCCGGAATGAGTGTGCCGACGTTTCACAGCCATTTTAAAGCGATAACCCGGATGCCGCCGATGCAGTATGTTAAATCGGTACGCCTGCACCAGGCGCGGATGTTGATGGTGCGTCAGCAAATAACTGCTGCTGCAGCGAGTTACGCCGTCGGTTATGAAAGTCCGTCGCAATTTAATCGCGAGTTTAAACGCCTGTTTGGTCTGCCACCCGCAGAGGAGATTAAACGTATGCAGCGATACTTCGCCGTTCCGCCTGTACAGCAAGCGTCGATATTTGTTTCATCGCATTAAGGCTTATTCGCCTGAATATACCAAGAAGTATGAAAGGTCCGCTTTTGGCACTCAGCGGACATCTCAGCTTTGCCTCACCCCGGAATATTTAAACTTAGCTTTGACATCCCGCACCAGCTGCTGTTGATTCCATTTTAGGCATAATCAGCACCTCGCCGCATTGCGCAGGCAGCGGTTACGCATTTTGGCAAGTAACCAGAGTTCGTTTGCTGTTGTAGCCATCCCAAGCGTCGATGTGTAAACAGTCGCAGCCCGGCGCCACAGCTTTTTGTCTTCCAGCGTCTTAGCCTGGGACAGTGCTTCCTGGATTTTTTTCATATCCTCTTCAGATAATTGTGTTGTAGCCTGCGGCAGGGCAACATCGGTAACCTCAACGCCTGCAACAACTCGGTAGACATACTGGTAGCCGTTATGGGTACGATGGAGTTTTCCCACGGCATGTAGTTGCCGCAGCAAGTTACCTGCTGTACTGGCTTGCAAGTCCAGCGCATCGCAGACATCCTGCAGGACGCATTCTGGCGTCCTGCTAACGATGGCAAGCACCATCTGTGCTTTGGTTACTTTGGTTTTTGATTGTTTGGTCATGGTCAAAACTCGTTTACTTGATTAAACCCGCCGCCTTGCGGCGTTTGTACTCTTCCATCAGGATCTGCGCTGGCGTCGGCCCTGCTGGATGCTTCGGTGCTGCCAACTGCCGACGAATCGGGGGAATCGAAAACCCGTTAGCCAGGTGTTTGGTCCATTTCGTGAGTAAGTTTTCTGCCAGTTTTTTCAGCTCTCCCTCCGTCAGGTTCCTCTCAACTCCGGTTCTGCGCATCTCAATGCAAATGTGATACAGAACATCCTGTTTCCATGGGTATTTGTCGCTTCCCGAATATCGGTAAGACTCGTTTCTCCAGCGTTTGTACTCCGCCATCACTGCATCGGATGTCAGATTGAACGGGTTAGCACCGCTAGCAGATACCAGCGCGACGAACTCAGCGAGATCCGGCGGCCATGTGCTGCCCGCGGCGCAACGTTCCATGCACTGCCGGCAAACCAGCGTAATCTGGGCTTCACTCATCGATCCAATCTGAGCGATCCAGAGTTCTGATGGTTCCTCTCCGTTCTTCAGGATCCACCGGTTCGAAAAGATTTCGCCCATCACTTCCCATAGGCGCCATGCCGTTTCTACGGCCATCTGATCCTGCAACTCGCAACCGTTGCTCACGGGCGGCTCGAATCTGTTGAACAGCTCTGGATGCTGCTGGCTCTGCTCGTACTCCCACATGATCGATACCCCCGTTCACTGGTTTTTTCTGGCGGACTTCCGCACGGTTAAGATGTCTTGCTAGTTTTTGCTCCCACTGGACCTGGTGAAACACCCTGCCTTCAGCCTGCCAGTACGCGATGAAACTGCTCAACTCGGCAGCAAGATTTATCCCCGGTCTTAATGGCATTCCCCAAATCGTTGCCAGCCGGGAAAAATCCTCGGAAGGTTTCCACCCGAAATACATCGCAAATTTTCCGAATGATTGTGTTTCACCAGGAACTATTCCCGGTTGATTCGGATAGGCCGGCACAACTGGTTCGACCAGAACCCTATGTGTGGGGGTTATATCTTTTGGTTCCTCTGGTAGATTCCGGATCCCGTTTTTGGGATCGTTTGACGGAAAAAACGGGATTGTTTGGTTGTTTTGCGTACAGGAAACAGTCCCGTTTTCGGGCGCCTTTTCTGCTGTAATAACCCCGTTTTCGGGTGTGTTTAAACGATCCCGTTTTTGGTAATGTTCCCGTTTTTGGGTGTGTTCAATTTCAGCAACGCTTTCTTCCACACCAAGAAGTCGGTAAACCGGGATTTGTTTAGTCTTTCCACGCCGTTCACCTGTATCTTCAATAAGCCCGATCGAAACCAGATACTGCAGGCTCGACTGGACCGTTTTCTTATCCAGCTCAGTTGCTTCTGCCAGCGCAGGAATGGATGGAAAAGCACAGAGATCAGCTCCGCACATGTCGGCCATCCAGGTCAGAACCGCTTTTGCAGAGGACTTCCCTGTCTTGATTTTTTTGGCCCATCGCATTGCGTCAATGCTCATGAAGCCCCCCTATTTTCTGTACGGTACTCATTGTCAAAACTCGATTAAAAAAACTGTGGCGCTACGGCGCTTATGCTCGCCAGTAGTGGTCCCGCCGCATCTGCAGGAAGCATGTTAAAAAGTGCAATTGCTGCCTCCCGAATTTCACGCTCTAACTTTTGCAACGGAGCGCCAAGCAATTTTGCCTGGTGCGCTTCGCTACACTCTTTGATTGCTTGAGCCACCAGCTCGCTTTCAGTCAATCCACGTTTCAATCCGTGTTTGCGCGCAATCTCAATAGGCATTGCATCAGCGATCGCTCCTGAAAGCTGCATGACGTAACTGGCGTACTTATCTGAACCGGATTCGTTTTTCAGGTAGCGGTACAGATTCTGTTTATTGACGTTAATTCCGCGACCGTTTTGTATTCTCCATTGCTCAGCCACCAGCTGCGCGATGTGGTCCTGTGCACGGCCAGGTAAAAAAGATTCCCATTCCTGAACAGCGGCAAGAATGGCCCTGCACTTCTGGCTATCGCGGCGCGTCGGCGAATAGTGATTTTTGGTTTTCAGTTGCACCGCCATGTCTTGGGTATAATTTTCAAAAGAGATGGTTTGCATTTTTATTACTCCCCGGGATTTGAGGGTTCTGGAGGGAATACATCATCAAGCGAACAACTAACCCCTAACGTATTAAGTGCGGCCACGATATGACGAGAGTCAGCTAGGCTTGGAACGCGTAAAGATTTTTCATAGTTGGCTAACCGAGGTTGGTTCCAACCAGCCGCCTTAGCCAAGGCTTGCTGCGAAATGTGGGCTTTTTTCCGTAGATGCGAAATGTGGTTCATACAGTTCTCCTGTTGTGTAAAACGATGTTCACATATCGTGAAATTACTGTCAATACAAAACGTGAATCACCAATATTCACTCTTCGTGATAAAGTGAGGGTATGAAGACACTTGCTGAAGAAATCGGTGAGCGCATCAAGGCGCTAAGAACTGAGAAAGGAATGAGCCAAGGGCAGCTTGCGAAATTATGTGGCTGGTCTGGGGCGTCGCGTGTCGCCAATTATGAATATGGCAATCGAAACGTTGGTGTAGATGATGCATTGTCCTTAGCGAAAGCATTAGGCACCACGCCCGTTATGATTTTATTTGGCGAACAAAGTGATCCATCGAACTGGTTAACAGACAAACAAAAAAGGGTTCTTTCCCTATTCAATCAATTGCCTGAAGCTGAACAGGAACGCATGATCGATACCTTTGAGCTTAGACTTAAGGAAATTGACGAGTATGTAGAAAAATACCTACGCGGAAGATACAACCCCACCTAACTCAATCTAAAAAATAAGCATTGCATAACCGGCCTTGAGCCGGTTTTTTTGTACCCTCACCAATAAATTACACAAAATGAGTAATTTTGATTTCACATTTCGTATTGACAACAATTTCACGACATGTGAAACTTCAAAACACACAACACAGTATGGGTCATCGAGGCAGGAAGCCCACGTAGTAGCTGCCGGCGGCATACGAAACACCGGATGAGATGACGACAAGAAGAATTCGCAGCAGGTTATAACGTTCCGCCGGCCGGCGTTACAGGCATGAGATAGGACATCACTATGAGAATAGATATATCCAAGATAGGGAAAATTTACTTTTTACTCGTCTCCCCAATCAAACTCTCTGTCGCGCAGGATTTGGAGGCCCGATTCGGAGACCGCGTAATCATTGCAGCTTTTGGTACTGATATCACGTCCATGGGCCTGGCACCAGGTGATGAAATCGTAAGTGCTGGCTACCACCTTCACAGCCTGGATACCGCTGTTTTCGTAGCGCTCCACCATGCTATCGGTGCGGATACGCCAGTCGTGGTAGTCAAAGGGAAGGACGTAAGCATCTGAAAGGATTTTTTGGAATTCTTCATAGTGAGCGGGATTTTCGTACCAGAAGACAGGTATAGGGCTACGAGACATTTTGCTCTCTTTTATTTGGCTGTGTGAGAGCGCCAAGAATACCACCGAGCCTGAAGTGGTGAAAAGACAGGCATCACGACTAGTAGGTTTTGCAATGCGGTGAATGCGGCTATGCGCACGCGGCACAGTTAAAAAATAAACATGGCGGTTATTCACATGTTGTGGGGAAAAAGTTGTCGGCGGTAGTTGTTAACTGGCTGCCGTCACCGGGAGGCACCCGGCGCCGCATTGCAAAACCACATCCTAATACTGAGTTAACTGGAGATAACTATGAAGGATTTTGCCCGAGTACCTACCGGGAACCAGGCGACCCGCCTGAACTGGTTCGAGGTGAGACTACGCCAGCTGTGTTACTTACTTGCGCAGAAAGGAAACCCTGAGGCTGAGGCATGAATACCCTGTTTGCCCTTGTCATCAGCGTATGTGCTCTCACTGGTGAATGCTCTGATGTTCTGATCGGTGTTTATCCATCAGAGGCCAGTTGCAACAGCAACGCCGATGAACAAAAAGTACAGGGCCAGTGCCTCCCCTACCGAAATGCACAAAAAATGGCTGACGACCAACAGCCTGCAGTGAGTTTTTGAATCGAGTTTTGACCAATGGCCGTTACGGCCGGAGAAGTGATTATGGAATTTGGAATGAAACGCGTTCTGGCATCTGTCCAGGCCGCCGCCACTTTGAATAAGCTCTATGACGGCTCGCCCGTTTCACTGACGGCCATCAGTAAAGAGTCAAAGCTGTCTACTTCATACCTTGAGCAGATCTTCAAAAAGCTGCGGGCGGGTAACCTGGTTATTTCACAGCGTGGCCCAGGTGGTGGTTATAGCCCCCGCGGCGATGACATCACCGTTACAGAAGTGATCACTGCGGTATCTAAACTGCCAGCCCATAAAACTTTTGAGCCTATCCTGCGAGCGCTTGACGACGTTCGCGTATCACAGCTGCTGCGGGGCGATTCGCCAGCCCCATAAAGCACAAAACCCGCGCAAGGCGGGTTAAGTACCCGGTCAGCCGACCAAAGCTTTCCGGAATCGAGTTTTGACCAATGACCACCACCAGGGCGGCTGCCATCAGCTGCCGGGTATCTTACAATCCAAAGGAGCCCAAACGCAATGAACAACTACCCGTATCTCATTAAAGCGAAGGCAAAAGCAAACGAAGCGAAAAGTCTCTTCTGCTGGTTCTCTGCTAAATCCGATTCTCGCGCCGAGCGCAAAATCCTGGACATCCTGGAAGACGCTGAAATTAACGTTGGCCGCGGCGCCAGCCATCAGCTGCCGATCCGCACCAACTGGCTCATCGTTGATGACTTACCGGAAGAAGGTGTACTGGATGACACCTGGTGCGATCGTTACGAGCTTGGTGGTGAAGACGGGCTGACATGGCAAAAAATCGTTGCGCCAGCGGCTGCTGAACCACAGCCCTCCAGTAAACCAGAAAACGATATCTCTCCTGCAAATAGCGATGAAGAGGACTATTCGAACAATGAAGAAGCACTCTTCAACCTGGCGGAAATGTCATTCCGCACGCAGCTGCTTGCCCAGTATATGGCCGACGAGCATCACGTGTATCACATTAGCATTCCTCATCGTAACCGCCTTTCAGCGATGGAAATGGATACGGATAATCACGGTGTGCAGAATCTGCTGCTGACGGCAGAAAATATTCCGGAGCTTAAAAAATATGATATGCCTGGCCTGTGGAAATTTACCAGTGCATTTAAGAGCGTATTTCCTGCGGGGAAACGCCATGAGCTCGGCAAGCAAATTCAGTTCGCCAAATTGTGGCTTGTAACGTCTCACATTGACCGCGGGATCCTTACAAAGGAATGGGCTGCTGGAAACTATATCACCTCAATAAACAAAACCGATACTGGCGCCAATGCTGGTGGCGGTAACAAAACTGACCGCAATCCGGATTATCAGCATTCGCTGGATACTCTGGATATAGAGATCGCCCTTGCGACGATGCCTATGGATTTTGATATCTATAATTTTCCGGCATCAGTCCACCGCCGCGCGAAGGAAATAGTACAGAAGAAAGAAAGTCCATTTAAAGAATGGTCTGCAGCATTACGGAGCACACCAGGCATCCTTGATTATTCCCGTGCAGCGATTTTTGCACTGATCAGGGAAGCATCCAGTGGAATAACTCCTTTTCCAGATCGGTTGCGTGGCTACATCAACGCGAATCTGACTGAACATAAGCATGATACCCCAAGCGCTGAAATGCTTGCCAAGGCGGGACACATTCCATCTGCTGCAGTCACTCTGGATGCAATAAACCAAGCAATCGCCGGAGAGGATAGCAGCGCAAAAATGGAAACACTCTCCTCTGACTTTAAAGCAGTTGGCACCGAACTCGTAAAAGAAGCTCAAAAGCAGCGTCCGAACGCTAATCAGGTTCTGGCCGCCGAGCGCGGCGAATCTGTCGAAGGGATTAGCGACCCTACTGATCCGAAGTGGGTAACCGAAGACCTTCCCAAATCAAGGCAACCTGAGGTTTCAAAAATTGGGGACGGAGTATTTTCCATTGACGGTCTTGTTGACGTTACGGGCAAGGTTAACCAAAAAGAAAAAACAGATGAAGTTGTTCATCAAACGGATGCTGTAGATATTGAATCCGGTCCTCATAATAAGGAGGAAGATCAGCCTATTGATTATGTTCACGTTATGGTTGATCTGGAAACCATGGGTAAAAAACATAACGCCCCTATCGTCGCTATTGGTGCGGTTGTTTTTGACCCGGCAACCGGCTCTATTGGAGAAAGTTTCTATAAAGTCGTATGCCTTGAATCCTCTGTGAACTGGGGCGCCGTAATCGATCCATCTACTGTTATCTGGTGGCTTAAGCAGTCCTCCGAAGCACGCTCTGCGATCGTAAATGATGATGCTATCCCGTTGCTGGATGCATTACTCCAGTTCAGAGAATTTGTCTCTGATAATGTTGCTGGCGGGAGCAAAAAGCCACAGGTATGGGGTAACGGTGCGTCATTCGATAACTCCATTCTGCGTTCTTCTTACGATTGCATTGCTGAAGATTATCCGTGGGAATACTGGAACGATCGGGACGTACGAACAATGGTAGAGCTCGGCCAGGCCATTGGCTTCGACCCCAAAACAACGATCCCGTTTGAAGGTGATCGTCACAATGCCCTCGCTGATGCTATTCATCAGGCCCGCTATGTATCAGCAATCTGGCAGCGAATAATTTCCGGCAATCAGGTGCTGCAAAAATTGATGCAAAACTGATTTTTTATTTTCAGATACTGGCCCAGCAATGGGCCATAATGAGGTAAAACATATGCTCCAGATGTTAACCCTTGAAGAGTGGGCAAACGAGAAATACAGAAGCAATCCTCCAAGTGTTTCCACTCTCAGGAATTATGCTAAACAGAATATGTTTTCTCCCCCAGCCAAAAAAGAAGGTCGATTCTGGCGCGTCAGGGAGGATGCGGAGTTGGTCGGTACATTGACCACTCCTGTAGTAAAGAAAAGCGACCCTGTTCTTTTGCAGAGGATTTTGAACGATGGCTGCCAGACCACGTAAAAATAATATATCTATTCCAAATTTATACCCGCTCTACAGTAGAAAGGTTAATAAAGTATACTGGCGTTATAAGCACCCGATAACTGGTAAGTTTCATAGTCTAGGTACAGATGAAGCAGAAGCCACGGCAATAGCTATTGAAGCAAATAAAAGACTGGCGGAACAACAAACCCGCCAGATAATGGCAATCACTGACAGAATATCCACCAACTCAGGAAAATCAATATCAACTAACACCTGGCTTGAACGTTACTGGAAGATTCAGCAGGAAAGATTAAAGTCCGGAGATATTAAAGAAAACACTATCAAACAAAAAGCAAAACCAGTATCTCTGCTTAAGGAGCGTGTAGGAATGAAATTAATATCCGCTGTCAATGTTCGAGATGTTGCGCAAATTCTTGATAAATATTTAGCGGAGGGACAACCCAGAATGGCTCAGGTCATTCGCTCTGTCCTAATAGATGTTTTTAAAGAAGCTCAGCATGCGGGAGAAGTACCTCCTGGTTATAACCCTGCACTAGCAACTAAACAACCTCGTAGAAAGATCACTCGCCAGCGCCTCACTCTGGAGGAATGGCAAAAGATTTTTGATATAGCCGATGAAAATCACAAATACATGGGGAACGCCATGCTTTTAGCCATAGTAACAGGACAGCGACTAGGTGATATATCCCGTATGAAATTCTCGGACATCTGGGACGATCATCTACACGTTGAGCAAGAGAAAACCGGAAGCAAAATCGCTATACCATTAGCTCTGCGTTGCAACGCAATCAACTGGAGCCTCCGAGATGTAATCAGTCGTTGCCGGGATTATGCAGTAAGCCCTTATTTGGTTCATTTCTTTAGAACCACCTCACAGGCTGAGCGAGGAGCGCAGGTGAAACCCAGAACACTGACCATGAATTTCAGCAAGGCAAGAGACAGTGCAGATATTGACTGGGGACAAGGTACACCGGCAACTTTCCATGAACAAAGATCGCTTTCCGAGCGGTTATATAAAGCCCAAGGTATAAACACGAAAGATTTACTTGGACATAAAACTCAACAACAAACGGATAGGTACCATGATGATCGAGGTAAGGGGTGGACAACGGTGGCCTTATGA